GTCCTAAGAGGTATGTAAGACTTACTTGATCGGTCCCCCCCATCGGCAATCTGAATTGTCCGATGATCTCAGCCCCTTTTGCGCCGTTGCAGCCCCTACAGGTGCATTGCACGTTGTCCCAGACGTGCGGGCCGCCCTTGGATAGTGGAACGATGTGGTCTAACTCAGGAGCGCGGGACTCGTTCGTTCCCTGTAGGGCCTTCGGCGTCTTGCGTCCACATAGTTGACATGTCCAGTTGTCACGTCGAAAGACAGCGATCGGGTCAATAGACTCACGAGGGACCATGGCCTTCCTTGCCCTGCGTATCCGCTTGTCTATTCGTCTCCTGAATCGGCGACTACAGGCGTTTGTGCATGTCAGCCGTTGACCATTGACAGGAACGAACAGTGTTCCGCATGACTTACACGGGATCGGCGCTCGGCTCACCCGAATCTTGAGCCGCTTGACCGTCCTGGACTTGAGCCATTGCGAGTATTTCTCTGATGCTTTCCATTCGGTGTATAGACGTTGTGATCGTTGCTCCCTACAGGCTAGCGAGCACAGCCGTTGACCACTAGGACACTCAGTTACCCCACACTCAGGGCACAGTCGAGGGGGCGCGATTACCCTGTCCCGCTCGCTCGCCTGCCTTGCTAATAGTCCTTGCCATGCCTGATAGGCGAAGCCGCACGTACGTGAACAGCACAATCCGGCCACCTTGGTGGTGCAGATGTTCTTGTGAAATTCTCGGCTACAGACAACACACGTTCTAAGCCGTCTCTGTTTACCTGCTTCAACATAACTAACGCCAGCGCATGCCAAAGAGCAGAACTTGCTACTCCTGACCCTGGGGCGAAACATCATTCCGCACTGAGGGCACGCCTTTGACTTCGGTGCTCCGCATGCACAGACAAACGCCTCCGGAGGAAACACCACAACGCCGTTAGGTTTCCTGCCTGAGCCGATCCTGGCGCCGCCTCTCATTTCCATCCACCGCCGTCGATCGTCGACGACTTGACGCTGTTGCACCGCCGGCAGAGCGATTGCAGGTTCGCCTCGTCGTCTGTCCCTCCGTTGTCTCTGGAGAGGATGTGATCGGTGCAGAGCGGGTTCTCTATGCTGCCAGGGTTCAGCAGGCCTAACCGTGTGCATTCACTGTGCTCTGGATGCAGGTGTTTGTCTGCGCGCATGCCGCAGAGCGGGTGTAAGGCCTTCCATCGCTTGCTGAGGGCGTCCCAGTCGTTCCCGTAGCCTCGGGCGTGTCTACTGCCCCTGCGAGCGTCTACGTCCTTCCTGCGGGCCTTGGTGTGGGCAGGGCAAGGGCCTCTGGACCGTGCGGTGCAGCCCTTCTCAGGACAGAAGCCTATGGCAGCGTGAGGCATGGTTCCCTAACTCGCCACCGTGGCCCGATTGGGCTGAATCCGCATGATGATCTGGTGCAGGGCTGTCCGAGCAGGACTGCCCCATGTCCAGGTGAATAGGACTCTCCGCTGGTAGGGCGTGTTCACGATAATATCAGGCACTTCGAGGGCCGTATCCTCAGGCGTGAGTTCGACTTCCACGTTTCCGCTCACATCCACCATCGCGGACACATCAACGCCATCCTGATCGTTCACAATCGCCGAGAGCACCGTCGGGCCTGTTTTGTGTCCACCGACGAGATAGACCGTAGCGCGAGCGCCGGCCCCTGTGGGATTCACGTCGTAGATGGTCATGGTGAGGGTGTCCGGCTGAAAGCCTTCACCCGTGACTTTGTCTGTGATCTGGAATGTGATCAGCCGTGTCCCTCCGGCGAGGAAGGGCTTTTTAATGTCCGTGCAGCCTTCAAGCATTTAGATCACCTTGACGCGAACCGCACGCGAGGGAAGCGACACATCCACGTCCGACGCCGTTGATACCACTCGGACAGCGACATCGGCGGCAGAGGACGGCGCCAGGACGCGCACGCCACGAGCGCCAGTCATGTCTGGGAGTTCGCCAAAGAAGAACGTCACATCCGCGCCCGTGATGAGATACACCCCAGGCGAGAGGCTAAAGACCCGTGCGGCGTTCAGGCTAGTCGCGGCGCCAGTGATGGCGTAGGCGCCCGGATTCGCGAGCAGTGCCCGCTGTAACACGAAGGATGCCGCCGATCCTGTGAGGGCATAACTCCCGGGACTGGCCGCGAGTAGTCGACTTGCGACGAGCGATCCCGCCGCGCCCGTCAGGACATACGTACCACTCTCGGCCCGGATGACATGCGCCGCCACCAGCGAGACCGCAGACCCGGAGAGGGCATAGTGGCCCGGTTCCGCCGTGAGCGCAAAGATCCCGGTCGCGGTCGTGAGATCGGCGTCGATCCCGTTGATGACGTAACTACCAGGCGAACACGTGAGCAGGGCCGCCCGAAGCAGACTGGCACTCGAGCCGGTCAGGCTATAGGCGCCTGGACTTGCCGTGATGACCCTGGCTGAGAGCAGCGTGGCCGATGAGCCTGTGAGACTGTAACTGCCTGGACTCGCCAGAATAGACCTGACCAGCGACAACGTGGTCGCGCTGCCCGTGAGTGCGTAACTGCCAGGACTGGCCGTGAAGACCTTCGCCGCTACAACCTGAGCCGCCGACCCCGTGATGGCATAGGATCCAGCCGATGCGTTGACCACTCGAGCCGATAGGAGGGTCGTCGCTGACCCTGAGATCGAGTAACTACCCGCAGACGCATTGAGTGATCGCTCCCAGGACAACGACGCAGCCGACCCAGTCGCCGCGTACGCACCAGAGGCCGCGAGCAACATATGACCCGCGACCACTAGGGCCGCAGCTCCGCTCACGGCATAACTCCCCGGCTCGCAGTTCAGGCTGTACGACGCCGGCGGCGTCCTGAACTTGCTCCGGTGCGGCTTAAAGTGCTGTGCTCGTCCGAGTCTCATCGCATCAAACTTCGATCGTCATGTAGCAGAGCGCGTTCATGGCGACAGAGGCATGGACCCTGATACGCCCGAACAAGCCCACCGCAATCACCGGCTCACAGCCCAAGGGATATTGCTTCTTAAACTCGTAGCCATTGCTCGAAGGAATGGTATTCAGCACGGCATCGAACAGCCTCACGGCCGTGATCGATCCTTCGCCTGAGCTGGTGTAGCCAGTTGATGTGGTGCCCACTTGAATCAGGTTGGTGCTGGGGTCACCGCCACCGAGGGCACCAGCGTCCAGCTTGTGCAGGCCAGCCGCGACATGCGCTGTCACCGTCGCCGCCACGTCTGTCTCAAGCAGTTCCACAGACAACAGCGCCGCACTCGCCGGGGCATCGCACAGGAAGCCCCATTCCTTGATCTTGGCTTGCACTGTGGCACTCGCCTTGACCTGGAGCAATGTCTTGATACTCGTGCCCGTCGTGACTGCCGCCACCTTGGCCGTCGTCGGCATCGCCGCATTCCATATCTGATACAACGCCATGACCGACTCCTAGAGGCCCGTGCCTCGTACTCCGAAATGGCCGGGATCGGCCACGAGCTCGTAATGCTTCCGCCCACACTGCCGACACTGTCGGACGATCATGCCGTGCCGATGCTCAGGGCTGTTCGTGGCGAGGGCCTGAAGGTTGCGCGTATCCGCACAACACAAGCGCAGAATGCCCTTCACCATCGACCGTGGATCGATCAGCGACTCTCGCATTTACGCCAGGGTGAAGATGGTTCCCGCCACGCCCACAGCGGCGTTGTTAAACTTGACTGAGAACGATTCCCCGTCCTGCAACGTCAAGGCAGAGGCGTAATCCCACCAGGCGATCAATGGATCCGCGTTCGGAGCGGTCGGCGTGTCGTCGTAGATGGCTACGTACTGAAACGGCCCCACCGTGCCGCTACTGGCCGTGACCGTGAACGACACACCCGTCAACGTAACCGTGCCACCTGTTCGCGTGGAATCGTTCTGCGTATCCACGGGCGCAGCGTAGCCGTTCTGGTTGGTAATCTCAGCGAGATCGGCCTTGACCGTGTCTCCTGAGGCCGATGGCGTGGCGTTGCTCAGATACGCATTGATGACTTCCGCTGTGCCAAAGATGTCCACTTCTTTGTTTGCGAGCACCTGAACCCAGCTCTCGAACTTGTTGTACGTGGCCGTATAGCTACCCTCTCAATCCTTCACGAATGCGCCGCTCATGCTGACGCTGCACCATTGCATCTCTATAGGCGGGGTTTTGCCACGCCAACTTCTTCGCCATGCTCAGCGCCTGACGATGCGCATCTGACTTAGTACGACCCAACGACGCCGCCGACATCTTGGCCTTTGTCTCTTGCGTATGCGGTGCGCGCTTGGCACCAAGCAGATTCGCGCGCTGCCTTTCTGCATGGCGACGACGCAACCATCCGTACAGCTTGTTGTTACGCGATTGTTTCGACGTGCCGCAGGCCATGTAGACAGCCGCACTGACAAGCCCGTCGTTTCCGGGATGCATCTTGACGAGCAACTGATGGGCTACGTAATGCTCTTCCGGTGTCATGCGTACGATGTTGCCCTTAGTGTTGTCGCCTCCCAGGCATCTCGGAACAACGTGATGCCGCTCCACATATCCGCTCAGCATTCGGCTTCTCGCTCGGTCCATGAGCCGGTGATACGTGCGTGCGTAGTCCACTAGTAAGTCGCCGCTCGATTCACAGATTGATTGAGATATAACGAAGGCACCCGTATCACGCCAGCCTCCGACGCGCCCATTAGCCCGACATTGCGCAAGGTGATCGATCCCGAGGTCGCCGGGACAATCACCTGCACGCAATAGCGGCTGCTGCCTGCTGTCAGGGCATCCGTGTTGCTCGCATCTGTTTTGGTGCCTGTTTCGGCTGCCGCAAACGACAACAATTGATTGCCGTCTGCGCCCCCGATCCGAGATTTGAACGTGGTCGCAGTTGTGGCAACGCTATTGGCCGAGACGTGCGCAGTCAGGTGGCTCAGGGTGCAGGTAATACGCGAGAGGAGCTGCGCCTCAGATTCCGTCGCCTTCGCTGCCGGGAGATAGCCCCCATGCAGATACGCCGTCGTCCCAGCGGTCGGGGAATACACTGCCCCGATCGCGCTCCCGACCACCGGGAACGCCCGATTGGTCGAGATGAGCGTGATAGCGCGTTGCGGAACGGAGATACTGCCTGTGCCTGAGCCAGTCGTCACTGACACGTCGTACACATCGCCAGCGGTCAGGGTGTCCGTATTGCTTGTGTCTTCCTTGATACCCGTCTCACCGCTGCCGAACGTGAGCGTGAGGTTGCCATCGGCTGTGTTCTTGCGGGATCGAAATACCGTGTTCGTGGTGCGGGCGTTTGAGCTCACGTTGACAAATAAATGCGTCCCGGTAAAGCCGCCCTGCGCCGTCCATTGCGCGTTGGCTTCCGTGGTCGCTACGTCATTGTTCACGAGCGACATATACTGCGTCGAGCTGGCCGTCGAGAAGCTGAGCGAGTCTGCCGTGGTCAGCACCGTCGCGGTATCAGTAGCCGCCGCGAAGGTGACGCCAAACATCGACAGCGTCATCGTGTTGGTGCCCGCTTCTGGGGGGATGGCGACCTCGTAATTGACCTCGTCTCCGGCCGCGACCGTGTCTGAATGGGTCGCGTCCTCGAACTCTCCGGTCGCGTCAGACCCGATGGTCAGCGTGAGCGCGGTGCCTGCGCCGTTCTTGCGGACCGTTACGGTAGACGAGACCGTGCAGGCGTTCGACGTGACGCGACAATAGAGGTTGGCAAACGTCCCCGCCACGCGCATCGTGACTTGGCGTGACGCCTCGGTCGCCGTCGGGGTTGCATTTAGCGCCCCCCCGATCGCAAAGTAACGGGTCTGATTATCGTTCTGGCTGACCACGCCGAACGCGAGGATCTGCGCGGCACTCACTGGATGATGACCCGCCCGACACCGATGTTCGTATCAGCCCACGACTGCGCCGTGGTGCGCTGATTCTGGGTCAACCCTTGCGTGACAATCGTCACCACGCGATTGGGAGCCGTGCCGCTGAAGCTAAAGGACACGATTTCGACACCCCACTGCTCGAAAATGCGATTCCGAATCCGGTTTTTGATCCCCCGGTTCTCTCCTGTTGTCGGATGCCAGACCGCCGTCCAGACATCGGCATCAGACAGGGCCGTATGCGCAGGACACTTCGACTCCACCTGATGCAGCGCAATCGGCACACCGGGATCAGATGGATCGTGGGATTGGAGAATGACGCACCGGCAGGTGTCAGGCCGCCAGCGCATATACGACAGCGCCATCTACGACGGCCTCTCGAAGATCAGCGCATCGTCCTCTGGCACGTCCGGAAGCACGTACCCCTTCAGGCACACAAAGTCGCGCGACCGAATCGTGCCAGGACCAGTCATCACTCCGACCTTGGAGCTCGTGTTGTGCTCGAACCAGAACGCCGATAGACCGTCTCTAAGGATCTCCGGTGTCGCACCCTTGTAGCGGCCCGCCGGTATCCTGAACAGCAGCCGATACGTCTGCGTCGGTGTCAGGAACCACGAGGAATACATGTGGTAGACCTCGTCCGGTGGCAGCGTGACGCCTGTGAGAGCTTCCCACTCTGGGAAGGCGCTGGCGGGCTGGTTGGGACGGATCTCCAGCACGTGCCGGCAATACGTGGAGTGCTGGATCATCGCCACGCCATCGGGCTCGGTACCAGGGCCATACGGAGAGCCGTGAGCGTTGGGTTCTCCGGCTTCGATCGTGGTCCCAGGCGCTTTGACCCCATACAGTCGATGCCCCACCGCGCCGACGTGATCGGCCGTCCCGCGCTGATACATCGTCTGCGTCTCAAAGAAGATGGTGCCCTTCCCTCCGCCGCCATCCGTGTCGAACCCGCACTGAAACTCTTTGTGCTGGTAGGACTTGTCAAAGGCGTAGTCGTAGGAGCCGCCGTGCTCCACCTTGCGCCACTCATGGCCGTACCAGACATCCCACGTCAGGAGCAGGGGTCCGGTCGTCTGCCGAATCGGAATGATGAGCTGCTGATTCCCGGCGAGGCTAGCCCGGTCGGGTGGGATGATCAGTTCCGCCTCATCCTGTTTGGCGACATAGGCCGTCGATACCCCGGCACCCGTCAGCGCGTCGATCTCTGACTGCACCCGTAGCGACTCCGACACGAGGCATTGCGGCAACGCCCGCAAGGTGTCGAATCGCGCATGATCATCCGTCGCCGGCACATACACACACGCCCTCTTCTCGATCCGTGTCCCACTGGTCGCTCCACAGGCCTGCCCGCCGTTCGCCGGAGGCGTGAGGATCGTCTTGCTCCAGGCCACTTCCACGGCTTGAAATCCGTCAGGCTGGCAGGCTTCGAGCGGTGTCTCGGCTGTGATGAACTCCGGCCCAAGCACACAATCAACCGGCAGAGCGATGTACCGCCGTTCGGTTTCTTCCTGATGCTCGCAGGGCTGCCCCCCGTTCGCCGGTTCAACCACAATCGTCCGGATCCGGCTCCGAGTTTCGGTGCCGTCGCCGTTATCGACCCACTCAGACCATTCGGACCAGTCCGACAACACACAATCCACCGGCACGGGTGGCTGCTCCGCGATGACCTCGATGATGGCCGGATCTGACTTGCTACTGCGGCCTTTCTTGTTTGTGACCGTGACCGTGACGGAGTATGGCCCGTCGGCCTGGTGGTAGGTGTGCGTGGCCTGCGGTTGGTCTGTGTGTTCCGTGGTGCCGTCGTCGAATTCGAAATCGTACCCGGTGATCCCGCCGCCGCCAGGGCCATCTGTCGAGGCCGAGGCATCTACTTCAAACGGGACCCCCTGGCGCACTTGTGACGGGGCGCTCAGTTTCGCTATGGGAGGTTTAGGCGGCACCTAGGACGCGACTCCACATAGACGGGTCGCCATGCACGACGAAACAGGCTGCGGGTACGCCATAGGTTGTAGATGGCGAGAAGGCTGGACGCTAGAATGCGCCCGTGCTTACACTGTTGTCATTCAGCGTGTGTGCGCGTTTGTATGCGTGAGTATGCTTTCACGTGGAACGACGATCCGGATGGTGCGCTCGGTAGGCCTGATAACTTGGCGCTTCAATCGGCCATAGCGTATCGCGGTGTAGACCGTTTGCACATGGAGGCGATGACGGGCCGCGTATTCCTGCACCGTCAGGAGTTCATCGTCTTTGCTCACTTCGGCCCCCAATGACCACCGCAGGTCGGACACCAGACATCTTCCACGACATGCCCGCACGAGAGCGTGAATCCAGGCTGCTCTTGTGCCTTCACGATGAGCACTCCGATCTTGTCGAGCAACTCTTCGGATTCCTTCTTCACATGCACCGGAACGGGATACGTCCCGTTGGCGATCATCGTGAGGAATGCTGCTGACTGAAACAACACGCGCTCGGTCTGTTCATCCATTGGCAGTCTCCTTCTTCTCCCCCATCGTCTCCGTCAGCATCGTCACCGTGCGCGTGAGGAGCGCCACTTGGGCGAGGGCGGCGTCTCGCTCGGCAATGAGCGCATGGATGGCCCCGACATAGGTCGAGATGTCACCCACAGGGACGGTCCCTGCGTCCAGAAGTGCCCCGCCTATATCCGGCAACAGGCTTAGGGCGGCGTCTCGCTCGGCTTCGGCGACTTCCTGTGCGGCTCGAGCCTTGAAGATGTTTCCCATGACGCACTCGTCGCAGCCGTCAAGACGAGGACTATCGGGATGACCAGCACATCGCTTAGGCTCGGCAAGTTCCGCGAACATATCTCGCTCTAGCTTCAGCGTCTCTAGGGAGGCTGCGGCCTCTCGGAGCGCCGTGGATGCAGCACGAAACTGGACGAGCGCCTGAGACACGTCTAGCCACAGACACGCATCGCTGTGATTTGGCGGGTCTTTATGTTGGCAGATCGCACACTGAAAGACACTCGTGCCATCGCCAAACGTGATCTTGGCAAAGCCATTGCAGCCAGGGACTAGATCCCATTCGCGCTCCAATTCCTTCACGCGCTCATCGGCTTCATCCGCCAGGGTCCGCAGGCGGGCGGGATCGCTTGTCGTATGGGTGGCCCTCGCCGGATCAAACGTGCGTCCCTCACTATCTACACCAACGCCCCTGTCTTGCGGGTGTGCCCCGCACGGTCGCATCACCCCGCATTGACTACACACGTCGTAAACTTGCGCTGTCGGCTCCTCACTGGACGGCAGGGCGGCGATCAGGGCCTCTAGATCGTCCGCGCAGTTGTCGTATACGCCTGCTCGGTTGCGTAGCTCATGCCGGTTTGCTCCGTCCCAGTCTGGCAACTCCGTTGCCCACTGCCGAGCTTCAACAGCCTTCGCTCGCTGTTTATCCCTCAACTGCTCGATCAGCCTTCGTGGGCTGTCCTGTCGATCCGATGGTTCGGCGTCTCGCGTCCGCCGGACACAAACCGGCGCGCCGCTCTCGGTCAGTAACTCACTCAAAATAACCAGCACTCCGTACAACTCAGCCCCGCTCATGCGCCCTTCCCCTGCGCCGTCATGCGCTGGCCTCCGGTGGCCGAAAGATCACCAGCACACTCGGAAAGGGTGCGCTGTTCTCGCTGTTGCCGAACTTGAGACGGCCGCAGACAAAGCGGACTTCGACCCCTGGTCGCCAGGTCAACGTCTCCCCGCTCCAGACGTGGTCCCACCACCATCGGGTGTCCGTTCGGGAGGGCACCAAGCACACGACCGTATGCCCGAGCCGCGCCTGTTCCGCCGCCTTGGCGATGAACTCCCGGCACCGTGAATACGGAGGATTCAGCCAGATCGAGCACGGCTCAGAGGCCCACGACTTCAGCGTTAGGGCATCGATCCGATCGCCATACCAGACGCGGCACTTCGCATTCTCCTGTGTCGCCGCCGCGTCGAGGTCGAACGCAAACTCCGCGTCGAGCACCGAGAAGAATCGGTCAGGCGTGGCCCACTCGTCAGACGCCTTGCTGAACATGGCCGCGTTATCCATCAGACCGTGCTCGTCCAATCCGCCAGGAGCACCGGCGAGGCCGACTTGAGCGCCCGCGTCACCGCTTCCGCCTCCAACTGCCCGTCCTCCCGTGGTCCGGTCGCATAGCGGGTCCACCAGGACTCCAGACACACCGGCGCAGTTTGCCGTGGTGCCAGTCGGAAGCCTTGGGCCTTCGTGGGTTTCGGCTTCATCGCTTCCACCGTGCTGCCAGTTCCGCAAGTGACGTCATGCCCTCGGGCTTGGGCTTCGACTCTTCCGTGTTCCTGGCGATGCCATACTGTTGCGCGTGTGCCTCACAGCACACCATTGGACGTCTCCCGAACCAGGCCCACTCGCCGCGTCTGATTTCGTGCCCGTAGGCACAGCGGACAACGAACTGCACTTGCTCCCAACCCTTACTCATCGTTTCGCCCTCGCCTCAGCCAACGCCTTCAGCGTGCATTCCTGCATGGTCCGACAGCGCGGATAATGTCCATACCGATCCGCTCTCGTCTCAGGTGGCGAAGGTTGCGCCCGATTCAGCCACGCCACGAGGAACCGCGGCATCCCCCTGGCCGTCTTCCGCTTCATGGCTTGGCTTCCCATGTCGCGCACGGTTCAGGCTCATCGCGATGAATGTCCACCCAGTAAATCCAGCGCCGGGTCATCTTACGCTCAAGCACTTCGCGCAGCGACACTTCATCGCGCCCATACGACCGATCCCGTGCCCACTTCGGCAACGGTGAATTAGGGAACTCATACCCGCACCGGCCAGAGCCGTCAGGATGCCGGCGACCGTTCGCCGTCTTCTTCCACTCGGCATGTCTACACGTCGCACAGACCGACAACACGCCCTTATCACTCATGTCGTCCTCTTCGCTCGCGCCTCGGCCAGCGCCTTCAGCGTGCATTCCTGCATAGTCCGACAGCGCGGATAATGTCCATACCGATCCGCTCTTGTCTCAGGCGGCGCCGGTTGCGCCCGATTCAGCCACGCCACGAGGAACCGCGGCATCCCGCGCGCCGTCTTCCGCTTCATCGGATTGGCGTCCAGCCACGCCCACGCCTTGCGGCACTCCTGATCCACATTGAGATCCGGATACAGGTCGCGCCAGATGCCCAACCGTTTCTCGTCGAGGGTCCAACTGCCGCCGCCATCACAGAGAAATTCCACCGATCAGTTACACCTCCGACACCTTTTTTCCCTCATACGCTTGTATCCAAGCCAAAGGAAAACGGCTCACTCATACCTACCAAGGGTATGAGGGACCAGGCGGGAAGGTGTCGGCGGCCCTGCCCTGGATTTCGGTGACTCGATTGGTGGCTCAGAGTCGGCCAATCAGCGCGGCGCAACGTGCGTGTCGCCTGTCTCGAGGTGCCTACTTTGTGAATCGCTACACCTTCAGCGATCCCCTTGACGCACGATGGCTGTTTGGTAGAATGGCGGGAAGTCCGCCGCGCTGCCTCACTCAGCTCGGGGTCATTAGGGGCGCCGCCCAGTGATAAGCTGGAAAGCGCCCCGTTTTTATATCCGGTCCTGCGGGTCATTACAAGCCACTAGATATAGCGACTCACACCGCGACGTATACCGCACAATGCGCCCGCGTCGTGCCGGCCAGCTTTCGAATCTCGCCCCGCTGCTCGAGTGCATGAAACCTGGCGCAGATACTCGGCCGTCCCACGCCTAAGGCGGTGCTCGCCTCGCGCTGTGTGCCGCCTCGCGGCCCCTGCTGCTGCAGCCACGTCCAGACCGTGACGCCTTGCGGGCCGACGAACCGCTCCGCACGCCTGGCCGCCGCTTCGGACGTGTCGCTCCCGCTCGCAAAGGGGAGTTCGTAAGTCGCACTGTTGAGATAGGCCATCACTTCCCCCAGACGCAGGCAATACAGGGTAGGACCACCTTCGTCATAAACCACGAGCGCCGACACGCGAGGCACGTCACATAGACGGCGTCGACGACTTGGCGCTGGTCGTAAGCCATCACAGGCACCGCCTGAACATCGTCCCGTCAGGCACTAGCACATGCGCATGGATACTGGAGTGGCACTCACCACAAAGGTGCAGTTTGTTTTCTGCCAAGGCGCTTAACCCTCGACCGCGAACGCCGATACCTGACAGTCTGTGGTGTATATGAAATGCGCGACGTTGACAGCGTAACCACAAGCGATACGTTGGAGGCTGTAATTCCTGCACTTCACACCGCCCGCCGCTACGCACCTTCACCTTGTCGCTTTCGGAGTTGTCTCTGGCTTCGATGGCCTCCCGGCGATCCGCCTTCTCGAGCGCCCGCGGCCTCGGCTTGGCGAATGGAAGTTTGGATGTATCCATCACGCGACAATCGCTCGACGCCTTGCGTCCCCAACTTTTTGGCACAATCGACAGAACCTATGCACCACGCCATTCCGGTCACGATACACATAGGCTTCTGCCAAGTCGTGACCTCGAAGGCAATGCGTTTTCCTGATGTTCTTACCAGGTCCAGTAATCGAACTGCGCTGTAGGTTCTGGGCTCTAGTGACAGGCTCTAGATGGTCAGGGTTGACGCACGCACGGACACGACATAAATGATCGAGGTCGTATCCTTCTGGGATGTCACGCCGCTCTGAGACGAACACTAGTCGATGAGCCGCCATGCATGATCTATATCCATCGCGCTTGAACTCGAAATACCCATAGCCGTTCCGCATTGTCCGGCCCATCCACAACCAACACGTATCGGTCTTCTGAACCAGTGACCAAAACCTGACTAGTTGTTCATCGGTAGGGAACAGGAGTCCGGACATCACGTCCGCTCCGTAATGATGCCTACAAGTGAATGGTGAGGCGTGGGTATTCTTGTGGTCGTCGACCGCCACAGGTGGAGCACATGGGGATGGTTATTGACGTATTCAGACTTGCGAGGGTGAAACTGCACGACTTCGTCCTCGTCGTCCCAACAGACATCCTTGACTGCGCACATCTCTTTCCACGTCGGGATCCGTGACTGTCCGTTGGAGATGCGCTCGGCTCTGACGCTAACGTGCTCCCATCCTTCACCGTCGCTGCAGATGATCCAGAGCCGCCAACCAGGCTCAGGGCTAAACGACAGGAATGCGCCATTGTTTCCGAACGACGCATCAGATCCCATGCGCCCAGTCGTTACCCGGCCGCTTTCAGGAACATGGAAAGCCATCACGGCCTCTCCCGCTCGTTCAGCATCGCGTCCGCCATGCCGTAGGCGACTTCGGCAATGTCGTCGTCGTCCCGCTTGTCCCGGAGGCCATCCGCCAGGAGTCCGGCGAGGGCCTGCCCGGCGAAGTAGTCCCGCAGCGTGACCAATAACTGCTCAGCCTTCGGACTCGGCGCTGGTCCGCCGTTTTCACTCATCGACATCCCCCGTCACGCCGAGACGTTCACGCATCGCGGCTCGACTCCAGGACGGCGGCTCCCGGTCGACGTCTATCGCGTCCCGCTCCTGCCCATACATCGCGTCCTCGTCGGTCTGACAGGGTGGGCAGAGGTCGACGTAGGCCTCGGTCGCGGTGAACATCCGCTGACACCGGAGGCACCGGGACTGCCAGGTTAGGCCACTCACGACGCCACCGCCACGGCGGCCGCGAGGGTGCCGCGTATATTTGACATGGTGAGCAGGGCTGAGACTTCGGTATCGCACTCGGCGAGGAACGCCGTGAGTTCCGCTTCGTAGGCGGCGAGCTCGGCCGCCGTGCGTGTGACCCGCCGCACGAACAGGCGCAGATTCTCCGGGAGACGCGGATCGAAGGACACGAAGTCGAGCCACGGCCGGCCGGTCACGAACAGTTCGTGCGTATTCTGCGCGGCGTGTTCGCTCGGCTCGACCCCTTCGCGGAGGTAGCGGACATGGGTCGCCGTCTTCGGGCACTTGATCGAGACGATCCCGTGGTCCCCGACGAGCCCGTCCGGACTCGTGCCTGCGCCGCACAGGGTATCGTGCTCACAGAACCCGACCAGCGTCACCAGATGCCCCGTGACGGCTTCATAGGCGGCGATGGCGTCCGGCTCCCGGTCGACGCCCCATTGCATGTCTGCGTTCACGTAATCGCTCTCCTGGGGCAGTCCAGTCAACCGCTCGGACACGACCAGCATCCGGAGGTCACGCCGGGCCGCGGCTTCCCCCTTGCCGATCTTCGTGAGCAGGGCCTTCGCGCGCGTGCCGGTCACCTTACCGGCCCGCAGGAGCCGCCAGGCGTCCGTGCGTTGCTCGACGTCGTGCAGTCTCACGCCTTCACCTTGCCGGCCTTGGCCTTGATCGCGAAGAGTTGTTTCGGCGCCGTGCGCGCGAGGTATTGCCGGAAGACTGGATTCGACTTGTCCCAGGCGGTCGAGAAGGCCTTCATGCCTTCACTGGCGACCCCTTCCAAGGTCGCCAGCCACGCCTCGTAGCCGTCCGGCGGCGCTTCGCTCGGTGCCTTCCGCCCGGCCTGCTCGGCGTCGTCGTCCTCTTCCCGCGTGACGATACACAGAAGATCCCGAGTCGTATACCTTCTTCCATACGACACGGACGACCCGAACGCCTGAATCGCGTTCTTACTCCCGCTCGCGTCCGCCAGCGCGACGAACTCCGACGTGCGGGAATGCCCGTGGTCGTGCGTCAGAATGCCGACCACCTTGACGGTTCCCTTCTCCGGCCATTCCGTCTTGAAACTCAGGGAGAACCCGTGCCGCTGTAGGATCGGCCGGATGGGCTGGATGATGTCCTCGAGCGGCGCGTAGGAGGTTTTGTCCGTCCGGGCCCGCTCGACGATGGTCGGGATCTCCGCTTGCATCTTGGAGAACGCGACATTGAATGCCGACTCCGCATTGTGCCGCAGGATGTCCTTCTGCATGTCGATCAGCCGTTGCAGCTTCTCGACGTCGACGCTCGGATCCTTCGCCAGCCGTTCGAACATGAGAACGGGATCGGGCGCGTCCGAGGCGGGCACGAGGGCGACGTCCTTAACGCCGTCCTGGGGTTCGTCGAGTAACGGGGCTGTGCTACTATGGGCCATGTGATGCGCGGCTCCTGTCCGCGTGTTGCTCGGCCCGCTCTGATCAGCGGGCTTTTTCATTTGTCGTAAAGAAAGAACGCATCCGGGAACTCGTCGCGTAACCACTGCTCGGCCAGCATCGTGAAGGCTTCCATCTCGTCGCGGGTCAATTCGGTCAGCGACGTCCGCCCGTCATCCGGCATAAATTTCGTCTTCGCCATCAAGCAGAGTTCGGCCTCGGTGTGCCCATACTCCGCGACCGGGCGAAAGACGCGCCCGAAGAGATACTTGTATTGTCCGTATCTCACCGCGTCCTGTTCCGGTTCGATCCGCACCTTGAGCGCCGTGCCGTCGCCGCACCTCTTCGCAAACTTCTTCCGCCGCACCGGGAAGTCTGAGTCGAGCACATGCACGTCGCCGTCACGAACCACCGCCGCCGCCGTCAACGCGCTCATCAGTTCTCACTTAGCACGATGTGGATCGGAATTTCGTCGCCGCGCTCTTGCCTCAGGTCGAATACCTCGCGAAAGTCCGGCCCTGAAAGAATGACAAGCTCAATGGGGCCTTGCGGTGGTTCCCACGAAATATCAATGCGGCCTTCGTCGGTGAGTCTCTTTTCTGGTGTCACAGCGTCCCGTCCTTCGCCCACATCTGCCGGCGCTCTTTCCCGCTGATCTTCAAGTAGTCCGAACGTCGCCGAAAGAACATCCGGAGCATACGAGGCACCGAGGGCAACACGACGCCCACCGCGACCCAGACGAGGGCTTCAGGCCACGTCATCATAGAACTCCGCCGACGCCTGCAGGGACGCGAGGGTGTCGCGCTCCCGCTCGCGCTGTTTCCGGTGCTTCAGGTAGTCCCACCCGGCCACCAGGAATACCACCCAGGCCGCACACGCGACGGCGATCCAGAGCACGGCCTGTCGGTCGTTCGCCACCGTCGCGCCGAAGGCCTGCGCCTCTGCGAAGGTCATTACGCCGCCAGTTTGCGCTGTAGACAGAACGCCACGAGGGCCGCTTCGGTGCCAACGTAGCCGAGATAGACGCCGCCTTGATTGATGTTCATAGCTTCCCCTCTGTCCGTGCCTTAAGTCTGAGCCACCGAGTTAGACCATGCCTGTTATCCATGTCGACCGCACAGAACGGACACCGGCCCGTGTCCTCAGGTCGTGCCGCTTCGTGACTCGCCCATTGGTGGATGTCACAGAAGCGATAGAAGTCCGCGCCGTCCGGTGTGGACTCCGTGACCAGACCCGCGCCGTAGGGCTCAAGCGACACGGCTCGCCTTCCGCTGAATGACGATGCGCTGCAGGCCCAAGGCCTCCAGAATCCGATCCGAGAATCGGCGCTTCCCGTGGAGCAAGTCATGGATATACACGCTCGACACTCCGAGAGCTTCGGCCGCCGCCTTCTGACTGCCGTGCCGGTCCACGAACGCCTGGAGCACGGTTACCGCGTCGGTCTGTTTCGTCACGAATGAGAGTATTTAGCCGATACGCTTGCAACGTCAAGTGGAATCTTGCGTCATGCGCAGATTGTATGAACGACCGTAAACCTATGCGAAAATCACATACGCTCGGCCGGGAGTGAGCCACCGACCTCCGGCGCCGGGGTAGCGCCGGTTCCCAGCGGCCGGATGCTCACTCGCCGGCCTTCTCGATTCCCTACGTCGCCCGGAGCCTTGCCGGCAGGACGGCCAACTTCGTCTCTGACTCCGGCGTCACCCACGGCCACGGATGCGCCCCGAAAAAGGCGGGCTTCTCGGTCAGATAGAGCGAGGCCGGTAACGGCTGCTGGTCGCGGTCCCACTTGACCGTGTTCGTCAGGTAGTCGAAGTTCCCATCGCGCAGGACCGTCTCCAGCACCTTCGGGTCAGCCGCCTGACCCCAGTTCGACGGGTCGTAGCCGAGTTTCCAGATGGTCTTGTCCGCCCACGTCTCGAAACTCCAGCCGTCCATCTGCCCATCTTCGCCGAGCACGTTCCCCAGGAAGGCATGCCACCATGAGCCGAACATCAGCCCGGCGCACCGGCCATTGACTTGACCAGGGAAGTCTCGACGCCGCCCGACTAGATGATTCCGGAATACGGTCATGCAGATCGCGCCGCCGTGCGTGTTGTCGGAGTCGTAGTTGTGCGACTGGTTACCCTCGAACAAGATGTGATGTCCGCCGAGCATGTGCGAGCCGTTGATGCCCACCTCGACCCACTCGTGATAATTCCCGATGAACGAGTTATCCATGTAGTTGTAGCCCACGACCGACCCCGCGCCGGACGACCGCACGACCATGTTCTTGTTGGCGTTCAGCACGACATTGTTCTCGATCAGCACTTCAGCAGACCCGCCCGAGAGACTGAGGCAGTAGCCGCCGCCGCCGGGATACGGATGCACCCCGTCGTGCAGGTAGGAGTCGCGCACTTCGACGCGGAAGGATTGATTCACCGCCACGCCAGGCCCGAGCCAGGACGTGGAGTCGACGTTCTTCAACCAGCACTCGGCTGCGGTTTCGAAGACGACATTCGCATCTGACCCGCCGGACACGGTGAGATCTTCAAGCCCGGCCCGTCGCACATGCGGATGCACGTAGTTTGTGAGTTGGGCCGCTTGCGCCAGGTGATAGTCCGTGTGCAGCGGCGTCGTGAATGTGATCGTGTTGCCCGACACGGACGCGATCTCCTTGATCTCGTTGAGCGGTCGCCCGGGCCGACTGAACCACGTCAACTCCGGCGGGAACGGCTCCCCCTCGACGTAGCCCGGCGTGTAGGGCGGGAACACGATCCGGTCGGACGCCCAGATCTTCACGTCGTGCGGTTGCCCGTTCCGCGGCGGCAGGTCGCGCCAGGCCCCGGTCGCGTAATGGTCCTCGTCGAGCAGCGCGAAGTCGCCAGCCGTGAACGCGGTCGCATCCTGCACGACGACGGACATGCTGCCCTTGACCCCATCAGCCGTCAGGTTCGTGGGGGCGTCGAGCTTCGGCCACCGCTCGGGGCCGATGATCACCAGCGGCTCTTGCTCGTCCGAGAGATGCGAGCCTTCGACCGCGCCGTTCGTCTTCCGCAGGAGCGTCTGCCCAGGCCCCGCGCCACGCAGCGTGATGTCCTTGTCGAGCAGGACGTAGTCGTTGATCTGGAAGGTGCCGGCGGAGAGCAGGACGGTCTGCTCTGGCGGGCAAGCAAGGATCTGGGATCGAATGTATTCGGACGCTTCGACCGTGCCGTTGCCGAAATGGTCTGCGTAGATCGTGGTGTAGATCGTGGTGCGCGAGGGAATCCCACCCTTCACGCCCGGCGCCCAGGTCGTGCGGCACTCGGCCGGCACCAAGTCGGGATCGACCGGCGGCGGGTCCACGGGCGGCGGCTCGACGACGGCTGGCTGCACGTCGATCGTGAGCTTCGCCCCGCCCTCGCGGCCCTTGTGGTCGGTGAGTTTGAGCGTGATGTCGTGCGGGCCCGTGTCCGCGTAGCCACCGAACGGGATCGGCGTGCTCGCCTGGCCCGTGAAGGAATACTTTGCATCGCCCTCGCCCCAGACGATGACGTTCTTGATCTTGTGGTTCGGTCCGTCAGGGTCGTAGCTGCCTGAGACATCGACCGCGAACATCTGCCCGACGCGAATCGGCATCGGCGTGACGAGCTTGAGGCTCCCGATCGGGGCTTGATTCTGTGGCGGCATAGCGTGTCCTTTCAATAGTCCCCTTCGATTTCGTGACCGGACACGTCCGTCAGTCGTCCGGTGTGATCCGGAGCCCTCTCAGGAGTTGCCGGTCGTTGTAACTCAGGGCGTACTTCTTTTTCGGGCACAGATCGCACCGCACGATCTTTCGCGTGGCGTCCACGATGCGGCGGACGGTGGGTGCTAAGGCGCGTCCACAGCCGGTGCAGGTAGCGGGATCCGCCATTTACCACACCGCCCGGATCGCTCCGGCTCCAGTCACCCCGCCGCCCCAGTGCTTCCCGATCCAACAGACCACGGCGAACCGACTCCCGACCCGATGCACGACGGCCGCATTCCAGCCGTCTTTTGTCGACAGGCTCACGATCGCGCCGACGGCGTCCGGCGGGAGTTGCGCCGTCATCCGGTCGATCACCCGCACGGCGTCCGACAGCAGTGGCGTCGGTGGCGGAATGAACGCGACCCCCTTCGGCGCGGGACTCCCTCCGACGCCAGTCATCGACTCACGAGCGCATTGACGAGCGACAGCACCACGGCGATAAACCCCGCAATCCCGACGGCAAACCCCCATCCGCCGGAGACGCCGCGTTTCTCCGCGAGAATGGACTCGACCTTCGCCTCGAGTACCGACAACTTGTCCGACAAGCTATGGAGTCGCACTTCGGACTCCACCCGCGGCATCAGCGTCCGTTGCTGATCCGACACGAGTGCCCGAAACTCGTTGACGCTCTCAAACCGCTTATCCGCGGCCGTCTCGGCTTTCGCGACGGCGGCCGCCGCAGACGCGAGCGCCGTGCTCACGGCGGTTTGTTGCGCGTTGAACTGCGCTTGATACTTCTGATCGTTCGCCGTGATCAGGGCTTCCAAATGCACGCGCACAGAGACAGGCGGATCCGTCATCGCCAGGGCAGTTTTGATGCCACCAGGGCCGCGAGCCCGAGCGAGATCAACAAACTCCACACGCTTGCGGCGACGGGCACCGCGCTCACCACGAAACAAAACAACGCGAGGACGAGCAGGATGAGATGCATGGGATTCTCCTGTTTAGGGTTTCTCTCCAGAGAACGTCGCCGCCGTCGCTTGCGCCTTCTCGATCTTCTCGAGCCGCGGAATCAGTTGGAGTTGCACGACCCGTTGAAACTCCCCGCGGGTGACGGTGAGCCGCACTTGCTCGTTGAGGCCACGCGTCGTCTTCGCCAGCACGTCATTCTCTTGCATGAGTCGGTCGACCGTGTCCCGAAGTTCAGCCGTGAGTGCGCCTTGCGTGGCTGTATTGTCCTCCAGGCCCTTGACGATTGCGGCCGTCTGATCGCTGGACTCCAAGCGGATCTGCACGTCGCGGAACTGTCGCCCCGCCCCCCAGGCCAATTGAATCCCCTGCACGATGAACAGCACGAGCCACGCCAGCCGACCGGGCGTGATGAGTTTGCCAAAGTATTCCGACCACGGCTCACCGTTCTTCTTGATCGATCGCCGATGCGCGAGCCGTGCCGCGATCGCATCGGCGAGCGCCTCATCGTCTGGTGCCATACCTGTCTCCCCCCTGTGGTCGGTCGAGTAGCGCCCGCGCCGGTACCCGACGCGTGGTGAACGAATCGATCGGCCCAAGGAGATCGGCCCTCGGGAACGGCACGGCCGCCGGGCTCTCGCACCCCCGCAGCGCGAAGACGGCGAGCACCGCCAGGAACGTAAAGATCAGGAGGTTCCGGATCTCAGGGGTCAAGTTCATCCGATAAACCCATAGGCCACTTCAGACCCACCACCGCCGCCAGGACTGCCACCGCCACCGTCCTGATGCTGGAGCGCCCCCAGATCGATGTAGCCCGTGCCCCCGACAGGAAGGGCGCCTGGATACCCCACCCCCTGCGCGTCGAGTCCGCCGCCGGCCGTATTGTTCAGGGCGAAATCGGCACCAGCCGCGTTAACAAAGAAGCTGCTCGAGCCCGTCACGGAACTATAATTGCGATTGCTAGCCGTGTTGGCGATCGAGAAGTCACCGCTGTTGTTGTCGTAGCTGCCACAGTTGGCCAGTTGGTTATTCCGTGCCGACGCACCCGTGATGATGAATCCCCACCCCGCCGCGTGCCCTTCTGAGAGACAGTTCTGGATGAGATTGGCCCCGCCGTCGATACGGAACCCGTCCCGCCCGTTGTCATAGGCCACGCACTCACAGCAATGGGCCCCTGAGCCAGTCATGTAGAAGCCGTCCGACGAGGCGCCAGAGTTCCCGTAGGAGATACACCGGATCGCGGTCGCCCCGATGTCCATGCTGAAGCCGACGATCGTGTTGTCGTAGGCGATGCAGTCGATACAGTTGACGCCGATGGCGTTTGCCATGAGAAAGGCCGCGCCGGCGGTCGTGCAGCCAGTGGCGTAGCACTGCTTCCACGTGGTTCCGGTCGTAGAGTTATCATCGAAACCCGTATTGGTGCAGTTAATCGCCCCGCACTTGTACATGAGGCCCGGACAACTCCACCCCTTGATCGCCGTGAGCGAGGCCCCGTCAACGGTGATGCCTCGATACACCACAGGCGTGCCGTTCCCGCTGATGATGGTCGTGGACGCGATCCCGCTCGCCTGCATGATCGCTTGCGCCCCGAGGTCGCCCCGTGTGGTCTGGTAGGCTTCGTAGCCCGTGTTCTGCGTGGCGACGACGCGGCCCGCGTCGGCGTTTTGCGTCGTGGAGGTGATCGCGTAAGTGCCCGATTTAAGGTAGACGTACATACCCGAGACGATCGCCAGTGTAGCCGCTCGCCCCATCGAGGCGAGCGCCCCGCCAATATTCATCGTGATCCCGGTGCCAGCCGCCACCGTCCGATCCAACGTGATCGAGGTCGTTGAGGCCCGCGCGGTGACTTGGTACCAGCCCGCCGCCAAGCTGCCGGTCCCACCTTGTAGGTAGATAATGTTGCCGACAATGGTGGTGCCGAAGTTGGCCGTCGCGGAGGTCAACGTGGTGGTCCCGTTCGCCACCGCGTCCGTCGTGGATATGTCAGACCCCACCGTGTTCTTTGCGTCCTGCTGCGAGTAGTCCGACCCGGACGCACCCGTCACGAAGCCGCCCCCGTTGGTATCGGCACCAGCCGTGCGGACTTCAAAGACGGTACTGCCGGAGAGGGCCATTAGCTGAGCATCACCGTGAAGGTCAGCGTGCAGCGGATGATCCCGCTACATGACAGCACTTCGACGTCGATCAGGTCGCCAGCCGTGACAGCCCACGAGACGGTATCTTCGTCCTTCTGCGCGCCGGACAGTTCCGGTTCAGCGCCGCCCGTGATCGAGGCCATCGTCGGGAAGGCCGCATACGTTGACTTCAAGACATCGATCACGATGTCGCCGGTTTGCCGCGATACGATCCGCCAGGCTGTAATCGTGCCGCTGTACGGCACAGTGAGGTCGATCTCTTTGACCCCTGTCGTGATGTCGTCAATGCCGTTGCCAGGGATAGGCACGGTGATCTGCCGTGTCTTGAGCGCGGTGGACGACTTCGCCGGGGTCACGGTGCCATTAGGAATCGTGGCCGCTTGCGAACCGCTCCCAGGTCCGGCCGTGACATCGCCCGTCAGCGTGGTAATTCCACCAGCGGCGGCGGCAGATGTCCGCAGAAACGGGTCCGTCGCTGTGTCGAGGATGGTCGACGCTTGGTTGGCGGTGAGGTCTGTCGGGTCGCCCGTGCCGGCTCCGTCCGCGCGGCCCTTGAGGGTCGCCTGCACCATGTTCGCGGCTTTGGCATTCGTGACCGCGTCATTGGCGATCGTCGCGGCCTGCGATCCCGATCCAGGGCCCGCCGTGACGTCGCCCGTGAGTTCCGTGATCCCGGCGCTGGTCGCCGCCGCGACCGTGATGTCGACTTCCCCATCAACGGCATCGTCGGCGACCGTCAGCGTGACATTGGATCCTTCAATGAGATTGAGCCGTGGGCGCGTGAATGTCGATCCGGCCGAGTTCTTCCGGACGCCGACGGTCTGCGCGTCCGCGAGCACCCCGGAGAGTCCCCCGACGTTGATCTCGTCGCCGCCGGCATTCTGGTGACTGGTCGCATGGGTCGCGGGAGTCTGGGGCGTAGCCAAGAGGCCGGTCAGACCAGTCACGTCGAGTTCATCGCTCCCGCCGTCTTCGTGCGATGAGCCGTGCGCCGACGGAGTGCCACCGCCCCCGGTCGCCGTTGAGGCGATGCGCCGCCGAAGTTCGGCGACTTCCGCCCGCAGTCGGGTGTAGAGGTAGAGGCTCATTCCGGCTCCGTGAAGTAGAGGCCGAAGGTGAGCGACCCGCCGTCATCGGCCGCGTAGCCGTAGACGAGGATGTAGAGCTCGACGCCGCCCGTCACGGCGAACTCGAGCACGGACGTCTGCAACACGCCGTCATTGTCGTTGAACTGCAGGAGTTCCCACGCGGGCGATCCACCGCACGACCCGGAGAGCACCGCCATCTGCGTGTCGTAGAGGGAGTGGACCGTCGTCAGGAACAGCGTCCCGTTGGCCCACGGCGTGAACTTGAACCACGCCGCGTGATGCGCTTCGGCCGGCGGCGGCAACAGGGCCGGCGAGCCTTCGACGCTCGTGTCCCTGGCGTGCTCCGTCGTGTCGATCGTGATGGCGTAAGGCGTCCAGGGTGCATGCGTGATGAGCATCGCATTCGCACAGGTGTCGTTGAACTCGGCCGGACTGCCCTCGCTCACAGGCGTCTCGACGGCCTCGTCGTAGCCGATCAACTCCTCGCAGTCGAACGCCTCGACGAGCACCTTCCGGCTCCCGGCCTGCACTTGGTGGCGGACGACTTGCGCCAAGCGAATCTCGCCCGGTTCCGCAATGGCGCCATAGTGTATGTAGCGGATGTAGTCCCCGAGATCGAGATACCCGAGGGATCGGTTCATGTAGTCCGGCCCGACCGTCGCTTCGATCGTGACGACCTTCGGCGGATCCTTGCGAACCCGCGTCTCGAGCACGGCCAGATGATTGGCCATCGCAATCCCAGGCGCGAAGGGATACTCCCGATCCTCGCTGGCGATGGCTCGCCCGTAGTTCTGGATCGCGTCGGCCGCTTCGGCAATGTCGACGGTTCTCCAGACGCCGTTGGTGTGGTCGTAGTCCGTTTTGAACGGGACACGGTTCACCATGTCGCCCCACTTGAACGACGTCCGGAACGAGTCCCTCAGGATTTCGTAGGCGTCCGTATAGAGCGGCGCCGCCGCTTTGATCGCCTCAGTCGGGTGGAGCATCCACACCCGGATCTGCCCGTAGTGGTTCACCCCAAACTGCACTTGACACGAGCGGTTCCAGTCCGCGATCCAGCGTCGAACAGACGACCGATCCCCTGACCGAGCGCCGATGATGGCCGCCCCGATATATCCGGAGGGTTGGACGGCTACTTCCGTGACTGGCAACCGTGACGCGGCAATCGCGCTGCAGGCGTCGAAGGTGGCCGTTTCGATGATTGGCTTCAGCACCCCGAAGACATCCCAGGACGGGTTGCTCAGCCACGCGCCGGATTGATACGACGCCGCCCCGAAGTTGGCCACGTAGTTGATCAGAAAGTGCTTGTATTGCTGAATCCGATCCGTGATGACGGCCCCGCTCCCGTCGCCGATCGGCTCAACCCCTTCGACGTGCACGGCCAGGGTGAGCGTCCCGGCGACGACCGCTTCCGGATCGTCCTCCCCGACTTTCCCGTAGATCGTGGTGTAGCGTCGATCGACCCCGTACGTGTCACTGCGCAAGTCTTCGTAGGGTGCTCCAAACTGCGCGAGGTAGCCGGCATGATGTGGGATCAACCACTTGGTGCCTTCGTCTGCGACGACGCTCGTATGAATCGAGCCGGACGGGGATCCCCCTGTGAACGCGATCGTCTGCAGGTCGAGGACATCGGCACACGCATGACCGCACACCATCCACATGTGCCACTGGTCAACGCCCAACGTGCGGATGCCCAGATACGTCGGCACATATTCGAAACCCTGCGGTGAGGGCACGTCGTCGGCCGTCCGGAAGTTGTGCCCGTAGATGATCGGCTCCGGCGCTTCCCGGTCCAGGGCTTCGGAGACGACGTCGAGCAACGACAGCGGCCCGTCGCCGATCTTGCGATAGGGAATCTGATGCTGGTCCGACAACATCCCCTGCGAGACGATGTCCCCCAAGGTCACGTCGAGCATCAACGGTTCGCGGGGCGTGATCTCGATCGGGGGCCCCACGAACACCGTATAGGGCGTCCCGAGGATCGCTCGGTTCGCTCGTGTCGTCATCCGGATCGTCCACGGTTCCACCCAGAAGCGATCGGTTGTGCTCCGGAGTTGTTGCCGGAACCGTCGCCGATGATCGGAGATCGCCAGCGTGAACGTCGAGCCCTGCCAATCACCCGTCCAGGGATTCGACCCCGTGCGTTCGCCGTCGCCGAACCGCTCGACGATCCCTTCCTTGAACCCGTTCTCCCACTCGGCCGGGCACTGCATGTCGTGATCGGAGTAGGTATCAGTGACGATGGTCGGCGTGCCGCCGCCGATCTCGCTCGCGGGCGGTCGGTCTTCCGACTCAAACGTCACCGCGTCGACGGCCGCCCAGTGGTTCGCGTTGCCGGATGTATCCAAGAGGTCGGCCAGCAAGGGCGCGTCTGAAACGAGGCCCGTCGCCTCCTGTGCCGCCGCGGCGACCATCTCCAGGCCGATCTGCGTCACATCCAGCGCGACCGACCACTCACGCGTCTGCTTGGCCTTGCCAGCCGACCAGGCCGGCGCATAGGTATCGGTCCCGGCGTAGAGATGCGTGTGCGTCTGCGCGGACTGATCCTCAACCATCGCGCACTGTGCGATCGCGTTCACGTAGACCCGATGATCGGATCCCTCGCGGACATACGTCACGTGATACCAACCCGGCGCGGCGAGCGCCGACCCGAGATCCGTCGTCGCTGTGGAGTTCAGGAAGATCTGCGCCAATCCGGTGAGCGTCTGCAGGCCGACCCAGACGCCCTCGGTATAGGTCGCCGGGTCGTTTCCCACATAGAAAAAGGTCTGATAGTTCGTGGGCGCGATGTCCGCGACGTAGAACCAGCCCATCAGCGTATAGTCGCTGGAGGCTGCGACGATCCCGGTTGTCCGGACCAGCCCTTCCGAGGAGACATCGAAGACGGCCGCCATCAGGTGCGCCTCGGGATATGCACCCAGACGAGCGGCCCAATGACGCCTACCGGGTCGCCGCCGCCACCAGTAGTCTCGCTGCGCATGACCACGAACGGGCAGGAGAAGCTATGTCCAAACATCTCCGGTGTAGCGGTTTCCGGAGGCCCATACAGGCCGGTATTAAAAAACGGGACTTCTATCGGCGTAACGAGATCCGAGCCGTCATCGACAAGGATGTGCCGAAACTTCGACATAGACGTCCCTGTTCCGGTCTTCGTCCAGACCCAGAACGACAACGGATTGTCTGGATCATGGGCGAGCCTGATCTCGTCGCTGACCCGAATTGATGCTTCTAGGGTGTAGGTGTTCAGCACCGATCCTGACGTGTCGTATCGCTGCACGAACGATCCAACGCTATTGAAGTGGTTGTAACTCGCGAGAATCGTGCCGTCGGCGAGACACAGAATTTCCCGACAGATGTGATAATTCGAAATGGACGCCACGAACGTTGGCATCGTGGTATCCGTGGTGAGATCCCATCTGAAGATCGCACCAACTTCCATCCCATCCTGGATGTGATAGCGCGAATAATACAAGATCGACTCGTCCAGCGACACCGCCATGCCCAAGAGTGCGCGCGGCGACGAGACGCCTGTGACGGAGGCGATTTTCCCGAGGTAGACGCCGCTACTAGTTACCTTATGAATCGATCCGAGATCTATGTCGCCATTTTCGTCATCTGCATTCGACACATAGAACGTATCGAGGTTGTTCGACGTCATCGGGCCTTGCGCCGTGACATTGAGCGGTAACGTGACGGTCAGATTGAGCGAGGCATCGTATAGCTTTACTGATGAGACGGTTGCAATCTCGCTGCTCGCCGGATCCAGATCGACGAAGCATGAGATTCCATTCGGTAGCATCGACCCGGCCTCGCTGGCAGCGAACGGTGAGACAAACCGAATTACATCGCCATCCTCTGCGCTCAAGAGCACGGCCGGATAGCCCGGCGTATCGTCAATAACGAGCAACGACCCTGCTGGAGCCACGCCGGTTGGCGCAAGCTCAAGGGTCACGGACAACGTAGACGGATCCGGGTTCCCGTTGTAGGGGCTAAATTCGATGTAGTGACTAAACAGGAGATAGTAGGTCGTCCCCGGAACGGTGACGAACTCCAGCGGCTTATTGCGGCGTTCATCGCCTATCTCGTCGACATGGGCCACGCCGCCCGCGCGATAGATTCGGACGAATGGCTTATATGCCGCAAGATCGCCAAACCCCCACACCGAGACAAACTTGACTCCGGCTGGGGCGGTGTATTTATACCAGGCCTCATACGTCACGCCGGCGTCGTATAACTCTTGCGTCGCAGGCGCGTCAGGCGTGATGGCGATCGCCGTTTCGACGGTGACGTTCGGGACGACGTCGTCGGCGAGTTCGATGTCGTCGGAGAACTCCAGGAACCCCGCCAGCGTCGACGTGCTCCCGCCGACCGTGAGATCGTTGAGTGGCGCGAAATTGGATGTCCGTGCCCCGTAGCGCATACCGGCCAGGCGACTCGTGCTGTGCGTGTTCTCGGCGTTGCACCCGAGTTCCGCGACGAGGCGATAGTCACCGCTGTCGTTCGGGATCGCCACGGAGGATAGGGCCTGCGCGGATTGCAAGGCGATCCCAGTATTGAACTGCGGCCATTCCGTCGCCCCGCCGCCGCTGCTTTCCTGATACTCGTTGAGCAACGTCCCGACGATCGAATCGTCGGACGTATCGATCACGTAGAGATGCACGCGTGTGAAGAACTCGGCGTCTCCACCGGAGCCGAACACACTCACGATCAGGTCGACCGTGCCACTGATCGTTTGCCCTGGCTTGAGACGTCGGCTGACGAGTTGCAGGACGCCGATATGATACGGACTCGTGGTGACGGTGTCCGCGACGGACGTCGGACTACCTATGGCCCCGCCGAACTTGTGCGGATCGAACGCCTTGACGCCGGATCCGTTCGTGATGTCCCACCCGCCATCCCAGGACGGCGGCGTGTAGGGCGCGGCTTCATTCAGGAGATAGAAGCGAACGGACATGTCGGCCTAGGGCCAGGGCAAGCCGCGTGACAGTTCGGTCACACGGAACGGGAAGATGTTGTGCTGGATCATCTCGCGGGTCCGTGACCACTTCGGCTCTTGGAACCGCACAAACCACGCATCGTTGATGTCGATGTCCGGGATGAGCAGCCACGGGAGGATTCGATTGCGCGCCGTGCGATAGAGCGTGATGAGTTCAGAGGACGTGTCGTTCATTAAGGCCAGTTCGCCAACGAACGATCGGCGCGGCCCGAAGAGTTCATACAGGAGCTCGACGCGCGCCTCGGTCGCGTGCTCGATCTGCCCTTGTTCCTCGTCCTCGACCACGCCCCACCGGACGTCGTTCTCGAGGTCGCGAATGTCGGTCAGCAAGAGCAGGCGCCCGACCTGCACCGGGTAGGTATTCGCCTCGTTGATCGATAGCCGCCAGTGTGTATGTGTTTCCGGTGAGTCGAACAGCACGAACGGATTCGGCATCCAATCGTTTTCCCAGTCGTTGCCGACCGGGACGGCTTGCGAGAACGTGAGCGGCGATCCGGTCCCGGCCTCGATGGTCACGTCCAGGCCGGAGTCGAAGTTGGTGTAGATGAGCGCCACGCCGACGACCGTGATCGGATCGTTGAACTCCAGATCCCAGTAGCCGCTCGTGGTCGTGAGCTTCGCCGGCCGCGAGGGCAGATTCAGATGCCCGGTATTTGTGGGCGCGACCAGGTTCTCGGCGGGATACTCGGAATCCTCCGCACTGCCCACGACCGACGCGGCCTCGGCGGCGACGTCATCCGTCGGGAGGGCATACTTCCCGAACGCGGCCCCAGGTGAGAGGGTCGGACCCGCCGCCATTACGTCGCCGCCGCCTTCTGCACGTCAACGCGCAGGCCGTCCGTGTTGAGTTCGAGCCACCGCTTGATCTCGGGCAGGGCATCCCGTCGTAACGCCCTTTTCACGTCTGCTGAATCCCAGGCTTGGATGCTCATGTTCAGGTTCAGGATGCGCGGCGACTGCGCGGTCGAGGCCGTCGGACTCGTGCGCGGAATGATGTCTTCCCCGAACGCGCCCCCGTGCAGGATCGCCGGCTGCACGACCCCAGGAGGCACGAACCCGCCCATGTTGAACGGCCTGACGTTCTTCACCCCGCCAGCCATGAGCGCCGACAGGAACGCCGCTTGCGCCGGGTCGTATGCCTTTTCGGTGTCGGCTTTATAAATCGCGCCGATGAGCCGTTCCGCCGGAGGGCCAGTGACTTTGGCTTTCGCGAGGGCCTTCTGTGCGGCTTCGAACTGCGACCCGCCGAACATGGCTTGGAGTTGCCCGAAGAACTGATCGCGTCGCGGGCTGACTTTCAACGCCTCTTGCCCACCCCGGAAGAGTCCGCCCTTCGCAATCGCCAACCCGAGCGCCACCGCGCCCGCCGCGCCAATCGTCCAGGGATTCGTCGCGAGCGCCGCAAGACTACCGCCGCCGATGCCGGCGCCGCCGCCCAAGGCCGCTGACTCAACGCCAGCGACCGACGATGCCGCGAAGGACGCCCCGCCGCCAAGCGCCGCGCCGGCCCCGCCGCCGGCCAGGATGTTCCCGAAGGCCTGCGACAACTTCGCGCTCGACAGGCCTTTAATCAGACCGCCGAGGAAGTTCCGAACGAAGTGTTGCAGCATGTCGTCGAGCACGCCCACGAAGGTTTGCTTGATCCCGCCCATCCATTGCGAGAACCGTTCACTGAAGTCGAACGACGCCCGATCTTGCGCCTCACGCCAGCGGGTGAAGGCCGTTTCGAGTTCGTGCGCCGTGGCCTTGCCGCTCCGCTGAATCCTGAGGAAGTCGAGTTCCGCTTCGTCGGCCGCCGCCTTGAGTTCCCCGGTCACGTCGTGGCCGAACTGCCCGAAGAACAGCGACCCCATGCGGCTTATCGATGCGGATTCGATCTGCGTCCCGATCCCCTTCCACATCTGAATGACGCGCTGGCGTTGCTGCTTGCCCTGCTCGGCCCACTTGGAGAACGGATCCTCGAGCTTCGTCCCTTTCAGCGCGTCCATGCGTTGCTGGTCGAGTTTCATAAACTCGATCGCCATGTCGTCCCGCGCCTGCATGATGAGCCGTTCGCCGTCGAGCGTTCGCTTCTCATTCTCGAGATGCGTCAGACCCGCCGCGTCGATGGCCGCGATCATGTTGAGTTTGAGTTGCTCGCTCTCTAGATAGGCCCGCGCCATGTCGTCGCGGGCGGCCATCACGACCCTTTCGCCGTCGGCAGTGAGTTTTTCGTTGGCGAGATACCGAAGGGCCGCCGCGTCCGTCTGTGAGAGTTGATCGCGAACCGTCGTGAAGTGCGCGACTACCTCCGCGCCGGCGGGACCGAATCGGCTGTATTTCCCGATGATGGCGTCGATCATCTTCAGGTACGTTTCGCCTTCTTCGGCCGTCAAGGCTTGCGCACCACCGATCGAGTTCAGGGCGGATTCATATTCGCGGGCATCCTTCAGCAGCGTGGACCCGCTAAATTGATCGAGCACCTTCTTCAGGTTCTTCTCGTAGTCCTTCGTCTGCGTGTTCAGGACGCCGAGTGCCCCGGCTGTCAGGTCGTACTGGGATTCGAGTTCGTCGTTGGCGACACCAAGAGCTTGTGCCGCCGCGATCTCTTGTCGGTCTGCCGCGCTGAGTTTGCCGAGTTCTTTTTGGACGTCCGCTAATTGCTTGGCGTAATTCTTCTTCGCCTCTGCCTGTTCTTCCGTGAGTTTGATGTCTTCCCGCCGTGCCCCTACGAGGCCCAGCGCCATACGGCGTTCTAATTCCTCCAGGGCCGCCTTCGACGACCGCCCAGGCTCGTTCGGTCTACCGCCTTGCTCCTGTTCGATCCGGCGGAGTTCATCGTTCAGGAGGATGACGTTCCCCAAGAACGCCGTGATGTTCGTCTTCGTATTGGAAACGAATTTGCCCCAGCGATCCGCGGCCTTATCCAAGGCTCGCAGTTGCGCATCAGAAGAGACCGACGCGCCTTTCGCGATGTCCGCATAGCCTTGTTCGACTGACGCAGCGATCTCGGCGAACTGTCGCCCAAACAGGAGCACGCCGATCCGGTTGCGCTCCTGCTGGTTCTCCATCTTCGACAAGGCGCCGACGATGGTTTCGAACTGCTGATCCGGGCGCATCTTCTGGATCTCGGTGAAGGACAATCCGAGTCGCCCGACGGCCCGCTCGACGCTGGTATTTCCTCCGGCGATCTGCACGCCCAACCGAAAGGCCGCATTCGTCATCGAGTCGAGGGACGTGCTCGTCTGCTTGGCGACGAAGTCCATCCGCTGGATCGTCTCAGTGCTCAGGCCCGTCTTGTCGGCAAGATCCGTGAGACGTCCGGCTGTGCTGAATGCCTCGCGCCCGAAACTGACAAGCGTCCGCACGCCTTGAAAGGCGAGGTTCGCGAAGAAGGTTCCAGTCGCGGCCCCGAGGGCGACCATCCGTGTCGTGAGGAAGGAGACCGGCTTCTCGACGGACACCATCGACGCCGCGGCCTGGCGTCCGGCTTGGCTCATCCCGCCGATCATGTTGATGGACGCCGCCGACTGCTTCGCCGCGAGACTCATCCCGGCCGTCATCGCGCTCGTGGCCGTCGTGACGCCGCGGGTGGCCTTCTCGAGTTCGACCATCGCCTTAGGCGGTTGCTGCCCCATGAGGGCATACTTCGCCAAGGCCTCACTCAGCGTCTTGTTGGCTTTCGCCTGTTCGGCTTCGGTGAGTTTGGTCGCCCCGCCGATCTTCGCGATCGCACTGACGAGGCTATTGGCGGAATACAGGAGCTTGTCGCCGCTGAACGCCTTGACCATGCGTTCGGCTTGCGGCGTCAGTTTGGCGATGCTCTGCCCGAGCGCCGCGGTCTGCGTTTCGAGCTGCTTCTCGGACGCAATCGCGCGCTTGGATCCGGCCTCAAACTGGCCGGTATCCATCGTGAGCATCGCGCGGAGAATGCCGACGACTTCGTTGTTAGCCATGCACCCTCACGGGCCGCAGCTTCGCCAGCGTCTCCGGGCTCGCCGGACGGAGTTTGTATCCGGTCAGTTTGCTCAAGGTCGTCAGTTGTGCGAGTTGCTGTTCCACCGTTTGCTGTCCCGACTCCCCTCGACTCCGCGCGAGTGCATCCCGTAGACTCGGCAACTTCCCGACCATCGCCTGCGCGTAGAACGCCGCGCCATACCACGACGTGGCGAGATCCCGATCGGCCTCCAGGCGGAACCGCTCCCGGGCCGCCTCACTTTCCCGGTAATACTCCCGCGGCGTCATCCGCCAGAACTGGTCCTGGCTCAGACCGATCCGACGAGCACCGACGATGAGGGCTCGCCAGTTCCATCCGCCTGAGCCGTCGGAGGGTCCGCCGCGGGCTCCTGTGGCGTCTCGGGTTCGTTCAGCGTGAAGACCCGCGTCACCAGGTCCATCACGACCCCAGGACCACCAGCCGCGATAATCCACTTGGCCGCGTCCTCAAGCGTCCTGATCTCGTGCCGATGCACGTCGTGGAGTAAGCACCAGACGACCGCCCGCAGGCCGGACAGCCGCCCCGACTTGATCTCCGCTTCGATCACGGTGTGCGGCTTCCCGACGAGATCTTCGAGTTCACAGACGGAGTTGAAGGCCGGGCGCAAGATATACGACTTGCCCCCGACCACGATCCCGACTTCCCCTTTTTCCGGATTCGCCATGGCTTACCTATTAGGGCAGGCTCGCGTCATACGCCGCCGTCGGCTGGAATCCGGCCGTGAAGTTCACCTTGTCGTTCCCCGTGATCGAACCAGGCTGGAACTGTGAGACGTAGGCGCGGAACGGCCACTCGATATTGGCCGGGCTGCCAGCCGCTTTCATGATGACGATCTTGTAGTTCCGCACCTGCCGATCGCGCCAGTGCGCCACGAGGCCGCCCGTCGCAAATGGCCCCGTGCCGCCGCCCGCATTCGACTGGCTCTGTTCCTCCGGGAGCCACACCCCCTCACAGGTGAAGGCCGCCGAGTCGCGGAGGCCGGGCATGTGCTCCTGATGCGCGTCCGGGCTACGGAGATGCGTCCGGAGGATGTCCGCCGTGGTCATGGACCCAGGCGTGATCGTGGTGATCGTGGCGATGGCTTCGAACTGCTCCGGGCTCGAGCCGTCGCCCACCATCAATTGCGATCCGTAGCCGCTGACGGCTTCTTCAGCGGCGTAAAAAGTATCGGTTCTGTCGGCCATTGCTGCTTCTCCTGTGTGACGGTGGTTCGCTCTCTACTGGCGCGGGCTCACCGCCACGCGCGCTCGCCGCTTGTTAGGCCGGGCTCCAATGGAACAGAAAGTCCGTTCGCACCCGCACCATCCGCATTTCCTCCGGGAAGAACTCGCGATCCCCCGCGTGCAGGAGTTCCACGTTCCGCACGTTGAACCGCACCGGGCTGCCCCCGAGTTGTCCCATCCACCCGAATAACCCACTGGCCCCAGGCCCCAGACCATCGCCGATCACCGCCGCCGCGAGGGCATCGACTGTGCCGAGCGGATCCTTGCCGTCGCCGTCGGCATCACAACAGTCCACCTGGAACCGCCATTGCGCCGGATACCCCGGCCCGCGCAAGTGCTGATCGAGTGGACTCGAAATGCGCTGCACACGCACGTATGGCGTCGTCGGCTGCTGTGGCGGATTGACCGCATACAGCCGATCGCTGACGACGTTCGTCACGGCGGACACTTGCTCGAGCCGTTCGATCACGTCGACTTCGGTCACAGGTGTCCGCCCGTCGCGCTCCGACCGCCCGGGAACGATTGCGGCAACGCCTTCCGGATCGCCTCCCACATGGCCGCAATCACCACCGCCAGGCTGCGATGCTTCTGCGTGTCGAACGCCGGCCGCATGTAGGGCTGCGCCGCATGATGCACCGTCCCGAACTCCTGGAAATACCCGTAGAAGTGATCGGACGGCTGCAACGCCGGCCCGACTTCGACAACCATGCCAGATTGCGCAATGTCGAGTTCCGCCGCGCCGAGGCCAGACTGTTTCAGCTTGCGCGCCGACTGCACGCCGATCACGATGTTGTCGGCCAGGTGCGGCCCGCTCGACGACTCATCCCGAGGCGCAATCGACGCCGCGTGCTCCTGAATCGGCACCGCGCCCGCGAGCAGGGCCTTCCGTTGCACGGACGCGGACGTGGCGGCCGGCAACGACTGGAGGCGCTTGAGCAGATCGCCCGTGCCGTCGAGTGTCAGCGCCAGCCTCATAGATGCCACCAAATCAACGCGCCCATGATGAACAACGTCGCCAGAACGCCGAACACGAACCCGACCATCACATCCGGCGAGGCCGTGAAGAGGTTCATGTGAGCAGGCCCCCCGCCAGCGTCATCACCTGGACGCCCCGTTTCCGCCCGATCTCTTGCGCCGAGACGATGTCGTGTATGCGGCCGTTCACCACGATCCGCCGATGCTTGCGCACGTCGACGAGTTCCGGGTCGAGGGCCGCCGCATAGGGCAGTTCCCATCGCGTGTCGTAGGGTGCCGACAACTGATCGGCGACGAGCCGTTCCCGCCCGCCGGCGTCCGTTTTCATCGCCCAGACTTGGAATAGCGTGTCCCAGGACTCCACCGGACGCCGTGACGCGCCGACGCTCTCGGTCATCCCCTGGACCGTGATCCAGCGATCGCGCGTGCCGGAACCATTCATGCCAATGCCGGATCACGTAACATGCTCAACATCTGGACGATGTCCTCCGAGATAGGCGCATTCGCCTTCTCGTCATCGCCCCGGAACCGATAGAGGTTCCCGAGCACCTTGAGCACCGCCCCTTGCACGACCGCGAACTCGGGATCGTCCGAGATGAGGGAATCCACGTCCCATTCCCCCGGCCGCTTGAGATAGATCAGGACGATGGCTGAGGCTTGCTCGATCTTCAGAAGCAGATCGGTATCCTCTTCGACCGGCGATCCTACATCCATGACGCCGTTCTGCTTCAGATGCCGCACCGCCTGAGCGTAGGTGACTAGCGCCATACGGCCTCCGGTTCATACGCGCGGCCCGTGAACTGCCGATCCATCATTCGGCCGCGAATATGGAGGCTACTGTGCACGCCCATATGTCGCACGAAGAACGGCCGCGAGACGAGGCCGGTCGTCACGTCCGGCCGATCCTGGAGCGCCCAGTAGCCGAGCAGCTTGTCGAATCCGTCGTGCGGGCGGTCCTGAAACGGCGCTCCCTTGGGCCGCCAGTCGAGCGGATGCGCCGTAGCCCAGGCCGCGAACCGGCGCGCATCGTCCGCGCGGAGAGCGACCGCTTGCGATCCCTTCTGCTCTCGGAGCGGTGCCGTCGCTGCGTGGGCGCTCACTTGCGTCAACTGGTCGAACGCGAAGAACCGATACATCAGGACATCCGACGTGCTGAACTCGTCCAACCATCGAGACATACTCCCGATCGGATCGGCGCACCATTCCAGGTCGTCTTCGCTCAGGATGATCCAGTCGGCGTCGATCGTGTCGAGCAAGGCGATCGGCCGTAGTCCGTTCTCGTTCGCCCGAACCCGCTTGTCCGGTTGATGCAGCGTCGCGTAGGGATGAGGCCGCATCCACGTGATGTCTGGATCGGTCGGGAAGACGTGAATGTCCCTCACGCCGTGGTGATAGAGGCTCCCCACCGTCGCCCGCAGATAGTTCGGCTTTGGTGCCCTATCAGCCGTGCGCATCGTGAAGAGAATCTTCACGCTTGCCTCCAGAACAACATCGCATTTTTCGCATACCACGGCGTGAGCGGAGAGCACGTCGCCCATCGCTTCCGCAGGGTCGCCGTCAACGCCTCCGCGAACGTCAACCCGTGCGACCGGAAGAGGTCTTGCCAGAACCACGGCTCCGCGCAATGCACATGCCCCGGTCCCCGTTGCCCCGGCCCGGCCGCCGTGAACAGGATCCGCCCCGTCGGCCGCATGTGCCGCACGAGCGTGTCGACGAGCGTCACGGCCGCCTCGGCGGGCAGATGTTCCGCGACTTCCCAACACAGCACCCAGTCGAACCGCGCGCCCACATCGATCGGGCGACAGAGATCGGCGCGGACCAGTGCGGGATCCCCTTCCGGCACGGCGAGATCGATCCCCATCGCCTCGATTCCGTTCGCCTTTGCCCACGCCACATGCACCCCTTCCGCACAGCCGACATCGATCAGGCTGTCCGGCTTGCCCAGGACCGCGATCGCCGCCTGCAGGCACCGGAGCGAGTGCGGATGCGTCCAGCGACGGTTCTGGTGATACGGCGACCCAGGCGCGTAGAGATTAGGCCGCATACCGCACCCGCCGCCGTTGGGCCTTCTGCGCGAGGCCGCCATCGATCAGTTCGACGCTGAACTTGGTCCGGAGCTTCGTCGCGCAGACCTGATCGATCACGCGGCGGTGATCCTTCCTGAAATTCGCCTGCGCATAGAACGTCCGGGTCGGCACGCCGAGGAACGGCGCGAGATACGCGAACCCGCCATACGTGCCCACGAACCCCGACGCGCCCGCGAGGACCGCCGTCTGCGTCTCGAGGTTCGTCGCCGGATCCATCGCCACGCGATGCACGCGCGGGTGCGGCTCGATCGCGAACTCCCCATGCTCGTCGAACTTCGTCCCCGTGTGCAGGAGCACGACGTCGGTCGTTTTGACCGTCGCACGCACGATGGCGTTCACCATCTGCGCATGGAGCGGAGATTGCGAGCAGGCGGCCGAGGCATAGAACTTCGCGGCGACGTAGGCGGCCGGCAGGCCCTCGGCGCGGGTCGCCGTGCGCAAGCGGGTAGGTGCCGTGATCTGGTCGTAGAGTGACGGGGTTTGCCGCCGCCAGAACGATCGGAACACGCCATACATCGTCGACGGATGCAAGACACGCGCATTCGGCAGATTGACGCGCCCGAGGATGTCCCGGTCGAACGCCGTCAGCGTGTGTTGCTTGGTCGACGTCAACCCCTCCCGGAGTCCCAAGGACAGCGCCCGGTGGGCCTGTTCCGCGATCCGTCGCGCATTCCCCGCGCGGAACTGCTCAGGCGTGTAGAAGTCGAACACGTCGACATAGTGCGCGCCGATGTCCGCATACCACGAGCGACAGCCGCCCCGCGAGACGATCCACAGGTCGTCGCGGCGCAGCTTGGCGAAGGCACAGGCCCACCGGAGGAACGGAATCCAGTAGAGAAGTTCGAAGCCAATCTCAGACAGCCACGGCCCCACGATGATCGGACCCCGACCCGCGCCCAACGCCTTGAGCCGATCCCGCGTGTCGCGCACAATGGGCGGATCCCCCTGGATCATGCGTAGATCTCCCAGGCCCGCTTCTCGGGATCCTTCCGCTTCATCTTGACCGGCCGGCGCACCTCCGATGCCGAGATCGCCGGCAGGAGGCCCTTCGTCACGAAGATCAGATTTGACCGGGTCGCGGCGACCAAGTCGTAACCCTTCTCGATCCCGACCCTTCGAAGGGCTAACGCACTGGCTCCATAGAAGTTTGTGCCGTCCCATCGACGGCGCGGGTCATAGGGCACCGTCCGCGACTTCGACGCCGACCACTTCGGGTTGTATTCGATGACGACCACCCGCGGCCGGAACGTCAAGGCCTTCCACACCCACAAGTCGTTGCCGTCGATGTCGATCGAGAGCAAGTCAAACGTCTGCGGCACGCCCGCGGCGCGGAAGATGTCGTTGACGTTCTCCGCGGTGATGTCCGCGTGTTGCACTTCGGGGTCGAGCGGGTCGACATCGAAGAGCCGCGAGGACCAGCCGCGATCCCGGAAGTAGGCCGTGTTCGACTTCCGCCGGCCATCGGCGGCGCCGAACTCCACCGCGAACCGATTCAGCACGCCGATCTCCCGGAAGATCCGCGCGATCGTGCGATCCTCACCGGACTGGGCGAACCATTTCCGATTCACCAGTCCGCCCCCTTCAGCGCATCCGGCACCAACACGACATCCGCATGTGTCACGCCGAGATGTGGCCTGACTTGTTCCCGAAGGTCGTCCCACTCGATCCGCGCGCCCGCAATCGACCGCGCCGTGTAGCCGTGCACCTCGAATGGCAGGAGCACGTCATCGACGGTGGCGCCGGCATTCGCGAGGCCCTCCCGCCAGATCTCGAGCACCCACACGATCGGCGCCGTTAAAGCCTTCCCCGCCCCCGCAACGATGTCGGCCTCGGCCCCTTGGGCGTCGACTTGAATCAACTTTGGCTGCTGCGGCATTGTCTCGATCAGGGCATCCACCGTCGTGACCGCGACGTGGTAGCCGTGCCCGGGTCGTGAGACATTCGACGCCCACAGCGAACTCCGCTTCGGATCGTCGGCGTCTTCGTGCAGCCACCCTAGCCCGAGCCGATCGCGACCCACCGCTCCATACCAGATCGATACCCACGGCATCGGCTCGCAGGCGTCGAGCAGTTGCCCGAGATGTCGCACATTCGGCTCCACAGCGAGCACGGACCCCGTGCGTCCGACGCGATCCGCGTAGACGCGCGTATAGGCACCGTCGGCCGCGCCGATGTCGAGTACGGCATCCCCGCGATCAAGAAAGCGATGCGCCAGGTGCGCCGCCGAGCCGATCTTGTGCTTCACCGTCGCAGCCCCCAGTCCCCGGCCGAGACCCCGTAGGGGTTCTTCGGCGCGAGATACCACGAGGGCGCAACGACCGTCACCTTGATCCCGCGCTCGCGTGCCAGAGCGATCCAGTAGACGATCCCGACGTGGTCGATCATGTGCTTGAGTTCGCGGCTCACCCCGTGCCCGTGCAGGATGATGTGCTCGTAACCCTCCAGGATCGCGTAGGCCATCATTAGATCGACCTGGCAGGTAAACCACCCGTGGCCCTCGCCGGGAATCTTGAAGGCGTCGAGCACGCGCGCCTTCGGAAACAACACGCCGGCCGGGATCGTCGGATCGAGTTCGGCCAACCACAGCGGCCGGTAGCCAGGCTGATTCGGCCCGGGCAAGGTCTGATACCAGCGATACGCCGCCGGACGCTTGCGCTTGACGCCCTCATAGCCGGGCACCGGCCCGAACGGGTGGAGTTCCCACCAGGCCGTCCAGTCGTCGACCGTCCCGATGACGCGACGTTCCTTGTCGCGCTTCTGCGCATACTTCACGTTGCTGTTGGTCGTGCCCCAGAGTTCCGCCTCCGGCCACCGCTCGCGTGGCGACCCGGGCGCCGTCCGCTTGCCGAGGAAGATGACGGTTTTCACGCCCCGACCGCCTCCAGGATCGACCCCGACAACGTCGCCCCATAGCGCGCCCGGAGCGCCTTGAGCGCCCGCCGATCCGCTGCGACGTGGTTCCGCCACCACGACTGTGGCCGTTCCTTCGGCAAGTAGTGGTAGCCCGGACTGAGCGAGAACCCGACCAGCCGCACGGACGCCGCGCCGCAATAGACCGCAATCGCCGTCGCGAGAATCCCCGACGAGCACGGATCCTTGCTCCCCGGCCGCGCGCAGAGATCGTTCTCGAGGCCCTGCTTCGTCGGCTTGTCGAGCACGGACCACGAGGCATACCGACAGCCCAACACGTCGAGCATCGCCAACGTGTCGCCCTCGCTCGCGTGCTTTGGCCCACGCAGAAACAGGACGTGTCCAGCTGTGCGCCCCTTGGCTTGGTGGAGCATCGTCTTGTGCAATTGGTGGAGCATCGTCTTGTGCAAGGGCTTGATCTGCCCGCTCCCCGGCTTGTCCTGTGGCCGGCTGGCGACGACCCAGAGATCGACCGCCCGCGGCACGCTGGAGATCCCGCCGTTGACCGCAATGACCACGTCTGTCTCGGACAGGTCCGGCGGACCCTTCAACGGCGCGGACCCGACGACGACACACGCGCGACCGTCGAGCAGATCGCGCACGCGATCGACCTGCGATGGATCAAACGTGGTCGACAGTGGGATCTTCACGACGCCACCGCCTGCGCCATCGGAAACGCCTCGCTCAGATCCATCAGCGGAAACGCCTTGAGCGCACTCTTGGGCGTGCAGTTCACCACGTCGACCCCGGCCGTCTTGAGTGGATCGACCAGTGTCGCGAACCGTTGCAGGCACATGGAAAACGGTGGGCCGCTGTTGTTCGGGTGCCGCCCGAAGAAGTGCCCGCCTTGCATGTCCACGCCGAGCAAGAGCACCCGCGAGGCCCCGAGATGCACCGCGACGTTGATCGACTGATACGCCCCGTTGAGCCCAAGCGCCACGCGCCCAGGGTCCAACGTCAGGCCGGTCTGCGGTCCACGGCGCAGCACCTGCACGTCGGGGTAGCCGGGGACGGCGGCGAGGGCATACTTATACCGGCCGGTGAACTCGGGATACTTCACCCCGCCGCCCGTGACGTGGGCCACCGCGCCTTTGTGCCAGCCCCACCAGCGGGCGTCCGCCGCATAGAGCACGTCCGCGTCTGGCGCCAACTTGTAGCTATCGTTCACTGCGATCACGGCCGAGACATGCGCCCGCGCGAGGTCCACGTCGGACTGAGTGAGTGACGGGCCCGAGCCCATCACGAGCACCGTCCCGCCATCAGGCAAGAGCCGGGGCACTGAGGCGAACGTCATCGCGCGCTTTACCATTTCCGCCCCGTTTGCGGATCCATCTGCGTGAGGTCGCGGCCATCCGCTCCGGGATCGCCCTTCTTCCCTTCGCGGCCTTGCTTACCACGTCGAACCGCCAAGCGCCACGCGGATGAGCCTTCCCCCGGCGGCTCGTGCGTCTTCGTCTGGGCGATCCAGAAGTGTCCGTCCCACGTGGCCCCGTCGCCGCGCTCGTAGGTCTTGCCCGCCTGATAGACGCCGCGATCGATCTGCGCGGGGATTGTGAACGTGCCGCACGACTTCACCCGATCCCCTCGCACGAACTTGATGTCGAAGGACCGTTCGCCGTCGTGCGCCACCTGGATGTCATCGAAGCCGAGCCCATCCACGCCGTCGCGTCCGTCGAGCCCTTTTTCTCCCGGCTTTCCTGACGCGCCAGGGAGTCCATCGCGACCATCACGGCCAGCATCACCGGGCGCACCATCAAGGCCCTTCTCGCCTTGGAACCCGCGATCTCCAGGAGCCCCGTCCTTCCCGTCACGGCCGGCCGCTCCGTCTTTGCCGTGAAGTCCGTCGGATCCATCTTTGCCGTTCAGCCCGGGCGCCCCGTCCTTGCCGTCGAGGCCATCGGCTCCGTCTTTCCCGTTCAGCCCTGGAGCGCCATCTTTCCCGTCAGTCCCAGGTGCTCCGTCCTTGCCGTGCATACCCGGTGCGCCATCTTTCCCATCCACGCCAGGAACGCCGTCCTTGCCGTCGATCCCGTCGCGGCCATCCTTCCCTGGTAGACCGTCCTTCCCGTCAAGGCCCTTCTCGCCCGGATCGCCCTTCTCCCCGTTCAGGCCATCTTTGCCAGCGAGAGGCGCCGGACGCGTTTCGAGTTCCAGGATCCGCAGTTCGAGTGCCGCGTGACGCTCGCGCTCAACCGCGACCGCTTCCGCAACCGCCTTGGCCGTGAACTCCCGCACTACCGGCCCCATCACGCGCGTGATCATCGCCAGATCGGAAGGCTTCACGCGTGCAGCTCCAGTTCTTTCCGTAGGCTCACCAGGAAGGCCGCTTCGCTCATGTCGTCCGGCATGTCGTCGGACTCCGCCGCAGGTGGCGCCGGTTGAGGCGTGAGGATCGGATTCTTCGACCGCTCGGCGAGATCCTCAAGGCTAAAGTTCTGCTGCTGCAGGTAGGGCGTATCCCCACCCTTGACCGGCCCGAGGTTGATCCTGGCTCGGCCGTCATTCGGCGACAGCACCCCGGCCCCGATGCCCTGCGCGATAACGGCCATCATCGTCGCCGAGTCCATCCACAGGAGGTCATTAATGTTGAACTGCGTCCCGAGACGCACGCCATTGATCTTGTCCGGACTCAGACCGAGGCCGGTATCCATGACCTGCTCGAGCGCCGTCGTCAACGGCTGCAAGCACTGGGTGTAATACTGGACGTTGAGCGCCTGGATGTTGTTATAGGGCGGCATCGGGCCGCCGACGAGATACCACGGCACATGAAACGCCACGGCGATCGCCTGGGAGGCGGAATCCCACTGCTCATTCAGTTGGGACTTGTCCGCCGACTCGGCCATCGCTTCGTATTTCAGGCCGTCGCCAACCACCGCCACGCGCCCGCGGTTCTGCCCGCCGAAGTTCTTTTCCCAGTTTTCTTTGAGTCGAGCGGCCGTCGGTTCACTGATGGCCCCAGGTGCCGTCAGGATGCCCCCAGGTTGTGACCCGTTGCCAAAGAAGTGCGCCGAGTTCGTCTGGATCTTCATCCCGAGCATGGCCGCGATCCCGCAGGCATAGAGCGGCGAGATCCCGACCAGGGGGTGATAAAAGCAGTTGAACCGATCGTGGATCATCTCCCGCGCCGGCACGACGACGCCTTCGCTGATCGGCGCCAAGTCGTTCGTGTTTAGTTCATAGAACACGCTTCCATCACGAGCAATCAACGGACGCACGCGTGTCGGATCGAGCACATAGAGCGCATCAACCACGCCGCGATTATCTCGACGCTTCAGGACAAACGTGTTGCCATGGATGAGCTTCGACAGCATCCACTGCTCGAAAAACTGAAACGGCGCCTGGTAGTGGTTCGGTTCACGCAGCACGGGCGAAAAGGCTCCGCTGTCGGTTGGCGCCCAGACGTCGTTCTCTTCCTCGCGCACCAACTGGAGGCGCATCTTCGCAATGTCACCCGCGATCAGCGTGATGCACGCGAAGACGGTCGGATGACTCAGGACGTCACAGAGGGGCGTCTCGACGTTGCACTGCCAGGCCTTCGCGAATCCTTCACGGACGATCGGATACCAGCCGTTCGAACCAGCACCGGCCGACATGAGCCCGGCACTGTTCGCAGGCGTCATCGCACTCACGGCTGCCTTGGTTCGGGAGATCGTCAGGCCGAATAAGTTCACTCTTCCGCCTCAAGATCGCGGCGGTGATAGTGGCGCGGAGACTCGTCTGAGGATTGCTCTGGCGTCTCTGCTGAAATGGTGGCGGTGGTCGTCTTGCGTGGCCGTCGCCTGCGCGGTGTCGGCGCTTCCGGCACTGGCTCAGGTTGCGGATCAACCTTCGGCGCGATCGTCGCCTGTCGCCTGACTAGATACGCGCCCGCGAGGGTGCGCGGAATCTGAAACCGTTCGCCGGGTTCTACCTCTAGGCCCTCAAGCATGAGCGACTCAGAGGCGACCAGCCATATCCCGTTGAACATCCACCCTCAACATGAAACGAGCATCCGCCGGATATGCTCCGGCGGATGCTCGTATTGCTACCCGGTTATGCCCTACGACGTGCCGGCGGCCCACTGCACGTCATCCATCCAGGCCACGCCAGCATTCCGCCGACGCGTCCAGTAGATGTAGCGCTCGCAGCGGAGTGCCACGCTGTTCGTCTGGAACATCGAGACGACCGTCGAGCCCGTGGCACCGGCCGGTGAGCCCAGTGACCCGGCATCCATCGTCGGCGCGTCGTCCATCTCGAGCGAGGCCTCGCGGCTCATCTCCATCGAGAACCCGCCATCGTCCGCCAGGAAGATTTCCGGCGCCGACAGGAGCACGATGAGGTTGTTCGCGGGCGTGCCGAGAATCGCATACTGCGACGTCACGACGGGAAGCCCGTAGAACGTGCCGCCGTTCATGTTGATCGTCGGGAAGGCATACGCCCCGAGCGACGTCCGCATGAGCGAGAGCGCCAGCGCGACCGAGTTCGGCATGATCCAGTGTGTCGGCATGATGTGCGCCGTGATGAAGGAGTTCATCAGGGCTTGCACGTCCACGTCGACCGCGTCGAGCGTCACGCCTGAGGCGTTGAGGTTCGCGATGCCGTTGGTAATCGAGGCCGGGGAGACGCCCGCCGAGGCCGTCTTCGCGGGATCGATGAAGTCGATGTCGAGCCGTTCCTGGAGCGCCCGCACGAGCAAGCTGCGGACCCGCGCTTCGGCCGAGGGACTCGAGAACCGCACCAACTCATCCGTCAGGACCGCGATGTTCGCGACCTTCGTGAACGGGATGGTCGTCTCGTTGTAGTCGCCCTTAGTGAGCGGCTTCGCCTTGCCCTGCCCGACCCAGTAGCCCGCCCCGCCCGACGTCTCCCCGCCGATGCGAGAATTGAACGAGACGCGCGTCATGCCGTCGATGCGGCCGATGATGGTCTGCGGTCGCAGGAACTCGATGAACTCGCTCACGAGGTTCGTCGGGTAGACGAGCGGGCCCGCCCACGTCGAGTCGAGCGTGCTGCCCGCCGGCACGACTTCCTTCAGCATCGTCTGAATGCGCGTCAGGCCGGGGTAGTAATGCTTCGCCAGGTCCAGCGCTGAGACGCCCATGCGGAGCGCCGCCGCGCGGCAGATCAGATACTTCGCCAGTTCGATCCCGGGCGGCAACTGCTGTTCCGGTGCCTTGCCCATTTCGATGTGCTGGGTGTGCACGTCGCGGACATCGCCCGTGGCCTGCTTGACGAGGGCCGGGCGCGCTTGCGCGGCCAGGGCCATTTCCATCGCCTTGAGCCGGTCGATCTTTCCGGACAAGGCCTTGACCTGCCCGGCCAACTGGGTCGCTTCCTGCTCCTGTGCGTCCTCGAGACTGCCGTCGGCGCCTTCGAGGTCATTCAGTTGCGTGAGTCGTTCGGACTTCGTCCGGAGCTCGGCCAATGCCGACGTCAATTGTTCTGATGCTGTCGCCATTGGCGACTCCTTTTTCGACTTGGAGCCCACGGCAGTAGGCGAAGATGACGAGTGAACACGTCCAGCGGTGCCTGTCGCGGCGCGCTGTTGGGTGTCGAGTTGTTTGATGAGCGAGATTGAGGCCGATCCATTCGCGGGAATCGTGACCGCAGAGGTTTCCAACCACAGCCACTTCGTAAACTTCTGACCGCCCCACGGATCCTTCGCGTTCAGCGGTTCCATTTCCAAGGCCTTGAACCCGATACTGAACCCACGCACAAGGCCGGACTTTATGAGTCGCCAAGCTCTTTCAATTTCAGGGAGGCCTATGTCCTTGGCGATCTGCGCACGAATCTTGATGCCGGACTTGCCGACGGTCGCACTGAGAATGCTCCCGATTGGTTGATCGGCTTGATGCTGCCAGAGCAGCGGCATGGGCAGATTGAACGTCGCACCCTCAGGCACGACGACATCGCCAGCCCTATCAACCTCGGGCGTGCTCGCAATACCTTCGATGATTCGTTGATCCTCATCGACCGTTTTGACGTGGTCGAGGGTCGAATAGGCCCGGCTGTTCAACATGGAGCGGTACCATGCTGCGGCCGTAGAGAGGGAGGACTATTTGATTAGTAGGGAAATAGCCGTTTCGACTCGGTTGGCATCATCAACTCGGCCAACCGACTTCAGGGCAGAGATCAGTTCATCAGGAGTGGCGTGTCGTCCACAGCCGAAGCAATACACGACACGCCTTACGCTATGAAGTTGGCAGGAAGGCGTATTCTCCTCATGCCACGGACAGCGAACGGTTGTTATCCAGCCCACGTTGAACTGCGGAGACTGGAAATGATTCGGCCTTCCATGTGCGCGCGCATGGCACCGACACTCTTTAGGTAGATGTCCAGGCGCGCTTGACCTCCAGCCGTTGCGCCTTGGGCAGATCGGCGAATGAGATGCTCTCTCAGCCTTCGCGCCGGCTGTATGTCGCCGTCGGTTGCTAGCAATGATTCACAGAACGCCGTGGCACGATCGCGATCTCGGCTATGGTATTCCGCCAGAGCAACCATAACAGGAGCAGCGCATAGACCAGCTATCCGCCTCCCCATGTAATGGGCGGAGAACATGAAACCCTCTTTGTTTGCAGTAAATATATCTAGTGCTTCGCTTGGCGTCGGCTTGCTTGTTCCGCGCGGACGCCCGGTCTGTAGGGATGCGAACTGATTCACTAGTTGTGCTAATCGTTGGTTCTGGCCGGGATCGGATGAAAACTCCACGCGATCTTCTAATTGACGGCTGATACCTGTGTCGATGTACTCCCTGAGTGCATCTCTGACACCAGTCACAACCATTGCTAGCACGGTGCGCCCACTCTCTGCTATCGCGAACAAGCGATGCTGCCCGTCAATTAGTCGTCCGTCCGCCGAGAACACGATCGGCTGCGGATGATCGGATTGCCATTCGCCGTTCTGGATCTGGCGCAATAGATAATTCACGAGAGCCTTGCGCACCCGCCGGTTACCCTTGTTATATTCCGGCAACAACAGCGCAGCAGCCTCGTGGCTAATGCTCACTTGGCCGGTATACGGCTTCTCAACGTCCAGGTCCAGAATGTTCGGCGGTAGACCATCCGCGCGCGCTCGAAGTGTAGCCATCTCAATCACGCCTTTCTTTTCTTCCTAGGCATAGCCAGGCGTGTCTTACAGGCCGGACAGGCTTTGGGATTCTGGACGCGAGGAATCCACTCATACCGGCAGCGCGGACACGTAATCTGTTTCATGCCTGCAGCATACTACTATGATAGTAGTCGCGCGTCAATAGAGGGGGGTTAGGGCTTGCGGAGTTGGAGCACGAGCAAGGTTTTCACGAGCGAGGACACGGACACGTCGTGCTTGTCCGCCAGTTTCACGAGACGGTCATGATACGTCTGCGGCACCCATGCGGAAACTGACGACCCTTGCTCCTGGGCCCGTGGTCTGCCGCGCTTCCGCTGTGTGTCCTCGTTCATACGCCTGGGTGTGCTCCTAACACGAACATTGGATACGTCGGTTCCGGCTTCCGTTCCCGCCGCACAATCGCGCCTTCGATACCTGTCACCAACGCCGCAATGCCGTCGATCTTCTCGGGTGAGCGTTCCTTGGCCAGTCGTTCCTCGCCCTTGGCGCCCTTCAGGAGCACGGTATTCGACGCCATCCACGAGAGGATCTTTTCGTCGCCGTGGCAGAGGTGCCCACTGACGATCAGAGCCTTCCATCGCTTGATCGCTTCGGCCAGGGCGAACCCGCCAGGAATCGGGACCATGTCGATCCCTTCGGCCATCAGGAGTTGCGCCGTCTCACGGGCCGCACGAGGGTCGAAGTAGACCGAGCGGATGCCTTCCGCGTGGCAATCCTTCAGAATCGACTCACGCACGAGGCTGTAATCCGTCGCGTCTCCGTCCGTGACCGTGAGAATCTTCGTCCGGCGCCATTCCTCATACGGCCGGTTCGGATACCGCTCCAGCGCAATACTCGGGATCCAGTAGCGGAACTTCACCACGACCCGCCCATCGTCGAACAGCCACAACCGGCCCCAGGCCGTGAAGTCGTCCGTTTCCCCGACGTCCAAGCACCCGAAACAATCCACCCCGACGAGTTCTTCATCCGACGGCATCGGCTGACAGGCGTGCCAGCGGCCCATGTCGATCGCCCGCGAGATGGCCAGCGTCCAGACACAGAAGTTGAACCGCAAGACGTCCGAGACTTCCGACGGCATCGACGCCGCCTGCGTGACCCGCTCTCGGACGTATTGCCACGGAAGCGACACCCCGAGATTCGGATTCGCCTTGAGCCAATGCGGCCCCTCGCGTTCCCACGAGTCACAATCCGAGCACTCATCCGACGGGAACCACTTACCGGCGGTTGCGCACGCCTCGCACGGGTCCAACCCGCAGATGAAGGCGAACCAGGCGTCATTGGTGACCGTCCCGTCGAGCACCTTGCGGGACTGCTCGTGGTGATACCAGCACACCGACGTCCGGTCGAATCCTGAATTGGTCGTCTTGACGATCAGGGCGTTCCGCTGCCCCTTGGTGCCGGCGCGCATCTTGTTGACGACAATCGGGGTCGCGTGCTCGTGCAGTTCGTCGACCAGTGCCCCATGCACGCGCTTGCCGTCGAGGCCGCGCTTTTCCGACGAGACCGGCTTGAGAAACGACCCGTCCTCGATCACGTTCAGCACGTTCGCCCGGCGCCCGTCCCGGAAAAACGCCTTGAGTTCCGGCGAGGCGTCGACCATCGCCAGCACATCTCGCCAGGCGATCCCGGCCTGATCCCGCCCGACCGCCGCGAGGAAGACTTGCGCGCCCCGCTGCCCATCGGCGACCAAGAGATACAGCATGATCCCGGCGCCCAAGGGGGTCTTACCCGACCCTTTCGCCGTCTCAATGTAGGCCTCACGGAACCGTCGAAACCCCTTGTCCGTATACCAACCGAACAGTGACCCCACGATGAACTGCTGCCACGGCTCGAGGACGAACGGCCGCGGGTCAGTGGCCGGCGCGTCCTCCCCGTCATCGACCACGTCCCCGGCGTCCGTGTTCTCCGGCAGATAGAGCACTTCCGAAAAGAAGTCGATCGCCCGCTGCCCGCGCTCCACCCGCCACACGAGCCCCCGCGCCGTCGCCTCCTGCAGATCCCGGAGATGCCGAGCACACGCCTGCTTGACGAGGCGGCTCGCAATGACACCGCCCGCCAGCACCGCCCGCGCGTAGTCCGTGACGGGATCCGTCATCCTGCCGTGCGGAACTGTCCGAGTTTACTCGTGGACGACTGCCCCTGCTCACGCGGCGCGGCCGGCATAGGCTTCCCGCACGGCGTCAACAGGAATTGCAGTTCGTAGGCGTTGATCTGCTTCAGGAGGCCACGATGGTTCGCCCCGCCGCGGGCCGAGCTCTCCGACTCCTTCCGTTCCCATATGACCGCCTTACAATAACGCTCAAAGGACAGTGCCGTGGCCTTCGTCAACGTCCGCTGCGCGCACGCGAAGGGCGCTTGCTGAATCCAGATCTCCCGCGCCTCCCCAGACAACGACTCCGGCGGGTCGACGCTCTCAAGCGGCGCGTCCTCGTCGTCCTCGACCGGCGCGGACGGATG